GCGAAGATTCCCGGCGCGACCAAGGCCCAGACCGTGCTCCGGCGCGCGTTCGTCACCGGCTCGCGCACCGCCGACGAGCACGGGTCGCGCGCCGCCCAGGCCATCAAGAACCTGCGCGAGATGGCGCTCGGACAGGCCGAGCACGCCAGCAACATCGCCGTGCGCACGCTGCGCAACGGGCTCCACGCGGCCGCCGGCGAGGACCGCAAGTTCCTGGACGAGCTGCCCGAAATCTACCGGTCCCTGGAGACCGGAGACGCCAGCGCCGTCGAGGCGATGTACCGCGCGCAGGGCCGGGAGAAGGCGGCCGACGCCGTGCTCACCCTGCGCAACATGAACGCCGAGGACACCGCAGCGGTCGTGGCCGAGGGCTACCTCCCCGAGGAGTTCCTCTCCAGCACCGGCGGCAAGGGCGGCTACATGAAGCGGGTCGAGACGAAGAAGGCGGCCAAGGCCCGGCGCGACGCCACGGCCGGCACCCGCCGCGGCTCGCCCGCCCGGCCCGCCTCCATGTTCAAGCAGGACGCCGTGCAGGGCTCGACCCACGCCCGGACCTCGCACGCTGGCGAGGTGCTGACCGACGAGCTACAGGCCAGCTTCGCCGCCGAGCGCGGGCTGCCCGAGGGGACGAAGGTCATCGAGGACAACCCGTTCTACTCCGTGGGCGAGCACCGCACCGAGCTGGAGCACCGCCGGGCCCACGACGAGTTCATCCGCCAGGCCGAGGAGCTGACCGACGACGCCGGCCTCCCCCTCGTCACCCGCGACGCTGACCTCGCGCGCACCCACGGGTACGTGTCCGTGCCGACCCCGCAGGGCCAGGTGTGGGCGCCGCCCGCCATCGCCGAGGATGTCGCCAACTTCCAGGACGTCGTGTTCAACGACGAGACCATCAAGGCGTTCGGCCGGACGATGGACAAGACGATGCGCATTTGGAAGGCGCACGCCACCGTGCCGCTGGTCGGCATGGCGTTCCACTCCCGGAACGCCGAGACCAACGTCATGCTCAACTGGATCGCCGGCGTCGAGAACCCGGTGTGGTACGCGCGCTCGGCCAAGGCCCAGCTCAAGGTCGAGAAGGCGATGAAGAACCTCGGGCCCGACGTGGACTTCGAGACCGCGCTCGCCAAGAGCGGGCTCACGAAGAAGGAGCAGAACGCGGTCAAGCTCGCGATGGATCACAACGTCCTGACGTCGAGCCAGGCCAACGTCGACCTCGCCGACATCGGTGGGTCGAGCCACGCCGACCAGCTCAGCGCGAAGAGCGCAGAGCCTGGCCTCCGAGGGCGGGCAAAGCGCGCGCCGCAGAAGGCCAACTTCCTCAGCCCCGAGCACTTCGTCGGGACCAAGAGCGGCCGCTGGGTCTCCTCCGGGCTGGAGAACAACGCCCGCCTCGCCCACTTCATGTGGGCCCTCGACAAGTACGGCGACGCCGAGATTGCCGCGCAGTCGGTCAAGAAGTACCTCTTCAACTACGCCGACCTCACCCCGTTCGAGCGCCGGGTGATGAAGCGCGCGATCCCCTTCTATACCTTCATGCGGAAGAACACCGCGCTCATGCTCACGAGCACCGCCGAGAACCCCGGCAAGATGAGCCGGTTCGCGATGGCGCAGAAGCAGCTCCAGGACGAGACCAAGGGCGGCCCCGACTTCCTCAAGGGGAATCTGATCCCCGGCTACATCACCGAGCAGGGCCAGGCCCCGTCGAAGGTGCCGGGCCTGGGCGGGCTCACCGCCTCGATCGAGTCGCCGTGGTCCGCCGCGGCCGACACCCTCGCGCCCGTCGGCGAGATTGCCGGCATGGTGCCGGTCGCCAACCGGTTCGTGCCCGGCGAGTTCAAGGGCAAGGGCCCGGAGGAGACCGCGCTCAAGCTCCTCAACATCCCCGGCGGGCCCGTGGCCGAGGCTGCGAAGTACGTGGCCGAGCGTGCCCTGGGCAAGGACACCTTCACCGGCGGCGACGTGCGGAAGATGAACCCCCTCGGCGAGGGGCTCCGCATCACGGACATCTTCGCCCCCTCGCCCTCGAAGGTCACCCGGCTGACCGACAAGCTGACCCAGGGCGACGTCACCGGCAAGCACACCACGCCGGCCGAGGGCGACGAGCGCACCCGCCGGCGCAGCGCCGCGGTCATCAATGCGATCTTCGGTCTGAACACCAACGCCGTCGGCCCGCAGGCCACCGAGGCGGAAATCACCCGGCGGTTCTACGAGCTGGCCGACTACATCGACGTGCGCAACAAGGACTTGCCGGCCACGCTCAAGGACGGGGTGACCCCGAACCCGAAGCGCGTGCCGACGATCGAGGAGCTGCGCGACGCTGGCATCCTGCCCTCGGGCAAGCGGAGCGACCCGTACGGCAGCGCCTACGGGAACTAGCTCGCCTTGCGGGTGACGCGCAGCGTGCTGGTGAGGTTGACCTTGCGGTTCTTGCGGAAGGGGACCTTGCGCGTCTTGCTCGCCGTCGACTTCCGCTTGCGGCGGGCGCCCTCACCGAGCTTCTCCGTGCCCTTGGGGGCGCGCAGCTCGTAGAGGCCGGGCACGATGTCATCGAACCGGCCCGAGTCGAGGGGCTCGACCACGTTGCGGGTCATCGCTGTGGTGTTGCGGAACCGGTGGATCACCCGCGAGTCGCGGTCGAGCCATGCCCAGGTGTAGCCCTTGGACACCCACACCGCGTCGGTGTCGAGCGCGCGCTTGCAGGCGCGGGCCGCCACACACGAGCCGCCGTTGCCGGCGCACGCGTCGCGGATGTCCTTCTGCTTGATGTTCAGGGCGTAGGTGCCCTCGGCGTCGAGGACAGTGAAGTCATCGGGCGTGAGGTAGCGCTCGCCCGCATCGTCCAGCATGTTCTGGATGATGGTTTGCGTGCGGCCCATGTGGACCGCGGGGCGAGGCTCGGTTGAAGTGGATGGAGTAGCCATAGTCGTCTCAACGATACGGCGCCCACTTCTATTCCCGAGGGCAGGAGGCAACGCCTCAGACAGCAGGCGGGAAGCCGTCGTCCGGCTCGACCAGCACCTTGCCCAGGGTGACGCCGGCGCGGAACTGCTCGTCCTCGCGCTGCTCGGCCTCCTTGACGGGGGTGGTGACGAACTGCCGCAGGAAGAATCCGATGAGCAGAGGGCCCCACACCTTGTAGTCGGCCACGGAGGTGTCTCCGGGCACGGTGGCGAGGAACGCGAGGACGAGCGGGGCGATGACGACAAGCTCGCGACGGAGCACGTCGAGCACCTTGGTTGTGAGGGCAGGGGTCTCAGGCATGCGCCCCATGCTAGCGCTCGATCCAGTCATCGAAGGGGTTGGTCGGCTTGACGTACTTCATGGCGAGGAAGTCGAGGAGCGGGAGCCCCTCGTACTTCTTGCAGAGGTAGTCGAAGCTCACCTTCATGAGGTCGCCGTAGCCGTTCTCGACCTCGTGCAGCATGACGATGCCGCGCCAGTACCCGTTCCCCTGCGGGCCGAGGTACGCCTCGTCGTGGAGGTAGCCGGTGCCGCAGACCAGGCCCATCTGCCGGCCGGCGCCGGTCGTGCGCTCGGCGTAGTCGAACACCTGCTGGTGGCCCATCACGAAGGAGTGGCCGAGGGTCTTGAGCCGGGTGGCGACGACGCCGCCGTACGCGCGCCCCGTCATGGGGTTGTAGAAGTAGTGGCTGTACGCGATGCCGTCGAGCACGAGCACGTCGAGGAAGTGGTGGACGATCCAGTCGCGGGTGTCGAAGTCATCGAACCCGATGGCGCCCTCCAGCTTGGGGTCGCTCTCGATCGCGCGCGCGATGCGGTTCTCGTGGTTGCCCATGAGGTAGTGCTTCTCGGGGAAGTACCCGTTGTCGGCCTTGCGCGCGCGCTGGTTGTGCCACGTCGTGCTCTGGTCGAGCGCGGTGAACCCCTTGTTGCCGGCCACGATGTCGTCCTTGTAGCGCCGGCCCTCGGCCTGGAGCTTGCCCCGGTCGTAGTGGCTGAGGCTCGGCATGTCGTAGTGGTCGCCGATGTGGATGATCTTCTCGGGCCGCTTCTCCAGCGCGTACTGGCCGATCCACTTGAGGTGGTCCGTCGGGACCCCTGGGCGGACCTGCGTGTCCGGGATGATGAGGTGCTTCACACCCACGTCAACGTCACCGGGGGGTCAACTCTTCCCGAACCTTGCGCTCGACCGCCTTGCAGTCGGGCACTGGGTTCTCCTTCTCGTAGTCGATCGCGGCCTGCTCCACGATGCCGGGCCCCTCGTCCTCGGGGGCCGAGTTGAGCCGGCGCTCCAGCGCGGCTAGATACTCGGCCGTGCGGGGGTCGGTGAGGCGGACGTACTCGGGGAACGAGGTGAGGTCGATGCCACCGGACGAGGCGTTCGAGGCGGCCGCGATCTTGCGGAGGGTCGAGGGGAACTGCGTGCGAAACTCGGCCTGGCCCCGGCACTCGGCGACGCGCGAGGTGATGCGCTCCTCGATGAGGGCGTTGACGGTCACGGCATTGCGGCCGGCCTGGTCGCTGATGCGCGTGAGCACGAAGCCGTTGGCGGCGAGGAAGACGCCCACGGCGAGCACGATGCTGATGGTCGTACGCCAGCGGTACCAGAACGTGGTCACAGGAACACCGCCCAGCGGATGAGGTTGACGGTCACGCAGAACGCGATCCAGATGATCGTCGCCTTCCACCGCCACGTGAACGCCGCGCGCTCAGCCTCGGTACTCACGATCCGCCGTCGTCCCCGTGCTTCTGACGGCGCTCGTCCACTCGGAGCCAGACCGGGAGGCCCAGCAGGGCAGCAGCCACAAGCAACAGTGTATGACGTTCGGCACCCTCTTGGAAGAATGCCTCGTTGAGCAAGATCACCGTGCCGAGTGCCCCCAAGAAGGTGTCTCGGGTCAGCCGCTGGGCCCAGCGGGATCGGCGAGGTTCCACGCATCAGACCGTCTTGTTCGGAACGGTCGACACGATGTCCGGGTCGAAGCCCTTGCCCAGGGTGTTGATCGCGCGGTTGATCCCGTTGGTGATGTCCGCGTTCAGCTCCTTGCGGAGCTTCTCGAAGTCGTCCTTCACGATGGCATCCACGCCAGCGATGATCTTGAGGCCGTCGGCGTCGGAGTAAGGCATGCCGTCATTGTAGGCACCGGACAGAGCCGGCACGACAATCTGCTGGAACTGCTGAATGCGGCGCCGGCCGGGGCACGCCTTGGCGACCGGCGTCCAGTAGCCGGGCGTGCCGAACTGGATGTGCCAGCCGTAGCCCTCGCCGTTCCAGGAGGTGGCGAGCTGGCGCTTGATCCCCCACTCGGCGCTCGACCACGCGAGCAGGCGGGTGATGGCCGCGACCTGCTCGGCCGACCAGGGGTCGTCGTCCCAGCGCGCGGCGCGCGCGTACTCAATGTGGTTCTCGGTCTCGACGGAGAAAGCGAAGGGGTTGGCGAGGTAGTTGGCGTCCATCCGTCGGTTGAAGTCCCCGTACTGCTCGACCGTGCCGTCGGTGCCGATCCAGAAGGTCGACTCCAGGTTGCTCGACCGCTGGAAGAACCCGTGCAGGGAGCCCACGCCGGCCTGGCTGTGCAGGATGCCGATGCGGGGGACGATCGTGGGCTGGCTCTGGTTCTCCCGGAGCGGGCGCCACAGGGCCTCGGGGTACTGGGTCGCCGGCACCCCCAAACCCTACCCGATGAGCAGGTCGACCAGCTCGTCAGGGGGCAGGTCAGAAAGGTCGCAGCCGTCCGGCGGGCGGACGAACGAGACATCCGCCGCGTAGTTCCCGAGGGCCTCCAGCCACAGACAGGTTCCGGCCCAGCCGGCGTCGTCACCATCGAAGGCGACCAGCACCTCGCGGCCCGCGAGGGTCCACGCCTGCACCGGGTGGGCCCCCGACCCCGTAGGAATCGCCAGGACGGCCCTAGATCGATTTGAGAGGGCCGCAGAGGCCGCCCAGGCATCGGTCTCGCCCTCGCAGAGGACGACAGGGAGGGCGCGATCCGCGTCGAGCCACTCCCCGTAGAGCACGTTGGCGAACTGGCCGCGCCCCGGAGGGGACAGGGCCTTGGTCAGCGCCGTGCGGTGCTTGTAGCTCACGAGGTTGCCGGTCCGATCCCAGTAGGGGATGACCACCTCGTCGCCGCGCGTGCCCACACCCCACACGGAGCCGAGCCATACCGCATCGTCTATGCCGCGCAGCTCGCCCTGGGCGTGCTTGTGGGCGAGGAACCGGCGGACGGCGGACAGGTCGGCCACCCTGCTCTGCGCCACCACGGCGCGCGCACGGGCCGAGTCGAAGGACCGGCCGACACCCTGCGTAGGCCCGGACCAGTCGCTCGCCTCCATCTCCGAGAGCAGGGTGAGCGCGTAGGCGCGCACGTCCCGGAACGCCGGGGTGCCCTCGGGCCAAGCGAGGCGCTGGATCAGGTCGAAGACGTCGCCCTTGGCGCCGCACGGGAAGCACCCCCACCGTTCGAGCCGCTCGCCGTACACGTCGAGGGACGGGTCGGCGTCGTCGTGGAAGGGACAGACCGCGGCCCACCTCCCATCGCCGCCGTCCTCGACCGGGATGTTGTACCGGTCGAGCACGTAGACGATGGGGAGGTGGGCCTTGATCCCCTGGGCGTCGAGCGCCCGCAGCTCCACGAGCCTAGAAGGGCTCGGGGGTACCGGCCGGGGAGACCGGGACTGCGGGAGCCGGCGCGGGCGCCGGAGCCGGAGCAGCCGCCGGCTGCGGCGCGGGGACCGGCACCTGGGCAGGGGCCGGAGCGGGGGCCGGCGCAGGTGCGGGCACCTGCGGGGCGGCCGGCGCGGCGGCGACGGCGGGAGCCGACGTGCGCACGCGCGCGTTGCTGATGTTGACGAAGGGCTTGCCGCCCTCCCGGTTCGAGGGCTTGATGACGATATCCGCCTCGAACACCCGGTTGAGGAGGGTCTCGGCGATGGCCTCCAGGGTCACGTTCGGGTCGGTGTAGTACGCCTCGGGGACGCCGAGCCCGTCGAACATGCGGAAGAGGAAGCCGGTGCCGGCCTTGTTGCCCTCGCCGAAGTTCTGGTTGACCCAGCCCTTCTCGCCGGACTTGGGGCCTTCCACGACCTCCAGGTACAGACCGAGCGTCGTGGTCTGCTTCTGGTCGTTGTTGCGGAGGTTCCACTTGAGCACCTTGAAGGTGTTGTGGCCCTCGGGCAGGGTGCCGAAGTCGACACCGCCCTCCTTCGCCTGCTTGAGCAGGTCTGCCATGCTGGTACTGGTCACGCTGATTGAGCCTCCTGTGGCTGCTGGTTGATGACCCCGAGCATTTGCCCGAGGTCCGGGTTGGTGATGCGCCCCGACGGCCAGGCTTCGCTGACCTCGTGGATGTTGCTCTTCGCGGTGTAGATCGTTCCTGCGGAATCGATCACCATGTCGCGGTACCGGGCCTGGCTGGCCGGGTCCACCTGGCGGCTGAGATAGCCCACCACGTCGAATCGGTAGGGAAGCTTCTTCCCGAGCTGGCCTCGCACGTATGGCTGCAACACGTTGTCCTTGTTCTCTGTTCCCGACGCGACGTAGATCACGTCGATCGGGTTGGTCGGGTGCTTGCGCCAGTCCTTCATCGCGAGGATGTAGTCGTTCATCCGGTCGTAGATGACGCCCCAGTCACGGAGGTCAGCCTGGCCGGTGCCGCGCACGTCTTCCACGAGGCGGTCCTGCGCGTCGGTGATGCTGTCGAGGCCCACCGCCTTGAAGTAGTGCTGGCCCGAAGCGATCCACTGGGCCGCAGCGGTGAGGTCCCGCATCGTGCGCACGTCGATGACGACGGTGGTGTCCGTCGTGATCTTGTTCTCATCGATGTCGGGCGGGGGCTGGGTCGGGTCCTCCCACACGACGACGTGACCGGGCAGGTGCTCGGCGCGGCCCTCGGCGTCGAGCAGCAGGCGCGGGCCCGGTGCCGAGACGAAGAGCCACGACTTGCCGGAGCCGGCGGGGCCGTGGACGAGGAGGGTGAGACGACGGGTCATTCGGACGGTGCCTTTCGTGGGCGGTAGTTGACGTTGAGGTAGCCCTCGGCGTCGTCCCCCTGGTCCGCCATCTGGCAGGGCATCAGGAAGTCACAGCGCCAAGAACAGTCTCGCGTCGGTGTCGGGTAGAGCACGGAGTGATGAGCATAGGGCTCAGCCTCCGCTTTCTGCACCGCCTCGACCAAGTGATTGATCGTGCCGGCGAGATGGGTGCGGTGGATCGCGCGCTGGTCGTCCGAGTACGTCACGGTGTGGCGTGCGTAGAAGGGCGGCGTCGCGCGCGCGGTCCGCTTGGACTTCTTGAGCTGCGTGTGGGCGAAGGTGCCGACCTGCTCGTAGCCGTTGGCCTCGGCGAGCCACCCGTAGGTGAGCTTCTGGTCATCGATGTCGAGGGTGGCGGGGCGCTCCAGGGAGGCCACCGTCTTCCAGTCATCGATGAGGAGCCGACCCGTCATGGTGTCGCGCGCGATCCGGTCGGGCTGCCCGGTGATGTAGACGTCATCGCCGTGGTAGTTGCCGGCGTAGGCGGTGAGCCGCTGCTCGATGGCGAGCGTCTCGTAGCCGGCGTCAATGCCCTCCTCGGTGCGCCACTGGTCGAAGCCCTCGACCATGAGGGACGCGAGGTTGAACACGTCGTCCCACTCCTTGTGGGGCTCGGAGAGCTGGAGCTTGCCCTTCTCGAAGGCGAGCACCTCGCGCCAGTCCTCTTCGAGGTAGATCGAGCCGACCCCGAGGTGGGCGAGGGTGCCCACGTCACGCTGTCCGCTCCGAGGGCCGTCGGTCTCGGGCTCCTCCAGGCCGAAGCCGTGGATGCCGTACTTCCACCAGAAGGCGCGACGGCAGAGCTTGAACTCCTTGACGGCGCTCATCCTGTAGTAGCGATCGGTCATGCGCACGGCACCTCATCGACGGGGAACATCTCGACGGTGACGTCCCAGTAGTGGCCGCGGTCCCGTCGGGGCTCGCGGATGGCGAGGTTGTACGCCACGTTCCGCTCGGCGAGCATGGCCTTGGACGCCTTGCTGTAGACGCCCACGATCCAGGACTCCTCTCCCCACTCGACGTAGGTACTGACAACGTAAGCTCTCATCGGCGTCCTTTCTTGGCGCGGTACTTCCGTATGTAACCGCGCCAGGCCACTCGGCATTCCCCGCACGGCTTCTCCCCGTGGCGGATATGGAGGCGGTAACCACTGGCGGTCCCGCACGACGGGCGCGCGGGCTGGACGTTGCTGTTGAGGATCATCGCTGCAACTCCCGCTTGATCCACTCGGGGTCTTGGAGCACCTGCTGTGCCACCTCTTCCTTGTAGGCGCCGGAGCGGAACACGCTCTCGTCGTAGCTGTTGACGGTCACCACGTCGATGATGCTTACGTGGTCGGCCTCCTGCCCGATGCGTCGGCACCGGCCGTCGGCCTGGATGTTCTCGATCAGCTTGAAGCTCCGCTGGAGCATGAGCTGGTGGTGCGCTCGGGTGAGCGTGATGCCCTCGGACATGGCCCCGTAGGTGCCGAGCAGCACCCGGATGTTGCCGTGCTGAAACTCGGACTCGGCGATGGCGCGCGCGCCCTCATTCTGCGCCCCGGTGATGAGCCCGTGGCTGATGCCCAGGTGCTCCAGCTTGCGGGCGCACAGCTCGATCAGCCGGCGGGACACGGCGAACACCACGAGGGAGAGCGCGGGGTCGTGGTCCTCCAGCCAGTCCACGAGGGCGTCGAGCTTGGAGCTGGGCTCCTCGAAGGAGACCAGCCGGTTCTCCTGGTCGAAGGTCGGCACGGCGCTCGACATCTGCAAGAGCCGGAGGGACTGCTGCATCGGGTCGGTGGCTGCGATCAGCCCCGAGGGCACCTTGGCGAGCATGTCCTTCTTCATGGCCTTGTACGCGCTCTCCTGCTTCCCGCTCATCTCCACCCATAGGGTCTCGTACGACACCTCGGGCAGCTCGGGCTCGATTTCCTCGATGCTCCGACGCAGCATGTACGGGCCGGTGATGCGACGCAGCTCGGCCTCGGTCCGGGGGTTGAAGGCGCGCACCTTCTCGACCTGGCGGCCCCCGGAGACGAAGGTGCTCTCGGTCAGCATGTACCGGTCCTGCGCCTTCACCCTTGAGGTGAACTCGTGGGGCAGCATGATGTTCATGAGGGACCAGAAGCCCACGGGATCGGGGACCGGCGTCGCCGTCGTCAGCCACACCCGCTCAGCGAGGTCGGTGATCGAGCGGAGCGCGCGGGTCTGCTTGCTCTTCGGGTCCTTGGCCCGGTGCGCCTCGTCCACAATGACGGTGACGATGCCCCGGTCATTCAGGTCCCCCGGCTCCTTCTCCTTCTCGGTGCGCGCGACACTCCCATAGGGCGCGAGCTTGCTGTGGTAGCGGAGGCTCTCCCAGTTCATGATGAGCACGCCGCGCGGGTCGGCGAGCCCCTCCTCGATCGTCTTGCGGCGCTTGGTGGCCGTGCCGGACACGACGTAGGGGGTGGTGCCGGCGGCCCAGTGTTCGAGGTGCCGAGCGTGGGTCCACTTCACGGTGCGGGGGCACACGATGAGGGCGGGGAACGAGGTGTCGTCCAGGAGGGCGAGCGCCTTGGCGACCATGACGCCCTTGCCCGAGCCGGCGTCATCGAAGATGCCGCACCGGGACTTGGCGAGGAGCCACCCGACACCCGTGGTCTGGAGGGGGCGCAGGCCCTCGGTCCAGGGCGCGTCGCCCTGCCACGTGCGGAGCTGCTCGGACCACGCCTCCCAGCGCACGGCCTGCGCGCCCCACTCCCGCACGCTGTCGGTCAGCACGAGGCTGTCGCCGAACACACCACGGCAGGCGAGCGCGGTGCCCCATGCGAGGGGTCCGTGCCACCGTCCGGTGTGGTGGTTGTAGTTCAGGCCAGGCACGAGCCGGGCCATGTCATGTTCGAGGGGGCCGACGTCAAGCCACAGCTTGCCCTCGGCGCGGTCAAGAATCGGCATCGTTCCCCTCAACAATCTTGGTGAGCAAATCATGCCCGAGCTGGCCGGGCTTCCCGTACTTCCGCACGAGGTAGGTGAGCAGGTGGCGCGCGGCCTCGCGCGCGTGGCCGGCCTCGGTTGTGGCCTCCCACCCGAGGGCACGCAGCTTGGCATCGTCGGCGAACTTCCGCTTGGCCCTGGACTGCACCTCGAACGGCCACCCGTTGGCCTGGCACAGGCCCTCGACGTAGCCGATGATCCGCATGGCGTCGACCTGCCGGCTCTTCTTGTGGGTGTCGGCGTCGAAGTCCCAGTCCTCGATGACCACCTCGGGGATCGCGCCGGCGGACATCCACCAGCGGAGTGCCTGGTAGAACTCGTACCGCCCCTCGACCTCACCGAAGGCGAACTCCCCGCCGTCGGTGGCGAGGGTGTAGGCGGCCCAGCCCGTGGCCTTGCCGGGGTCGATGGCGAGGTAGAAGGTGGGCGGGTGCTCGGGCACGGCGACCGGCATCAGCGGCACCGCTCGCTCGGCTTCTCCATGCACCAGCGGTAGTAGTCGTCGGGCATCGGGTTCGCGATCGGGAAGGCGACCGTGAGCGCGGCGACGAGGTAGGCCAGGGTGCCGGCCCACGGGTAGACGTGCTCGTTCTGGAGGACGTGCGCGAGGAACCACCAGCAGGCGGCGAGCGACGGGCCCATCAGTATTTGTCGCCCCACGTCTGGAGGGGGCCGTCGCATCCCACGGTCATAGGGACCTTGAAGGTATCGGGCAGGGTCATGATTTCCACGGCGGTGCGGGCCAGCTCCTCGGCCCCGTCGGCGGGGAAGCTCCAGAGAATCTCGTCGTGGACAGGGACCACGAGGTACCGGTCGAGCCCGGCGGCGTGGAGTGCGACCAGCCGGTCTTTGAGCACGTCGGCGCAACTCCCCTGGATGGCGTAGTTCAACAGGGCGTAGAGCTTGTCGCCGTCGCCGTAAATCTTGCGGCCGCCGTGGCTCCAGACGTAGGGCTTGCCCTCGTCGGCCCACCGCTCCTTCGCGACCTGCTCCATGCGCGCGGCGAACGCCGGCTCCTCGGGGAAGGCGGCCTTCATCTTCTGCACGAAGTCCTCGATCACCTCGACGGGCAGCCCGGCGGTGAGCGCGATCTTGGCGGGGCCCGCACCGTAGAGCCCGGCGTACCGCACGTTCTTGGCGGGGTCGCGCATCACCTTGGTCACGTCCTCGATGGCTACCCCGTAGGCGAGGCTCGCGGTGAAGGCGTGCGGGTCGACGCCGGCGCTGAACGCCTCGATCATGCGGGTCGAGCCGCTGATGTGGGCGTGGTACCGAAGCTCCTGGCCGTCGTAGTCGGTGGCGTAGAGCACCTCGCCCTCGTGGTGAGGCAGGATCGCGGTGCGAATCTGCTTGCCGCCCTCGCCCCGAGCGGGGAGCTGCTGGAGCGGCGGCCCGCTGATGGACATGCGGCCGGTGCGCGCGCCGAGCACGTTGATTGAGGGGTGAATGACACCACCGCTCTCCACGAAGGGCTGGAGGTACGCCTTGCTCCACTTGAGCAAGCGCCGGAACTCCAGGATGCGCTCGGCCATGTCGCCGGGGAAGGTGGCCTGGAGCTGGAGCAGCACCGCCTTGTCGAGCTTGACCGCACCGTTGGGGGTCCACTCGTCGGGCATCCAGCCGGCGTCCTCCAGGGCGTCGGTGATTTGCTTGTTGCTGTTCGGGTTCTTGATGCCCTCCTCCTTGAGCCGGTCGGCCATGTCGGCCGCGCGGCTGAGCCACTGGTTGCGGAGCAGGTCGGCGTAGGTGGTATCACATCTGATACCACGCTGCTCGGCCCCGTACATCACCCACATGGCTGACATCTCGCGCTCGTAGGCCGCCCGGTACGGCTGGATGCGGGGCCACATCTCCTCCAGGTTGAGCGCGGTCATCACGGCGTCGAGCGCGCCGTACCCCCAGTAGGCGGGCTCGTTGATCGGGATGGTGTCCCAGTCCCAGCCCATCTCGGCCTTCCGCATCTTGAGGTAGCGGTCGCCGACCACGGCCTGCTCACCCCAGCGGCGCTCGGACACCGGCTTGAGACCGTGCCGCTCGTCGGAGGCGAGGAGGTGATGCATCACCACGCCGTCGTGGCTGCGTGCCTTCGAGGGCAAGGGCAGGCCCTCGTTCTCCAGGGCGTGTGCGTCGAACTTGGCGTTCCACCAGCCGGTGGCGACGCCGCTGTCCTGCACGTGCTGGAGCGCGGTCTCGATGACGCCGCGCCAGTCGCGCACGCCGATGGCCCAGCCCGTCTTGCCGTCGCCGAACTGCACGAGGCGGGTGAACCGTGGGGTCCACCACTTGAGCCCGGTGGTCTCGGTGTCGATGGCGAGGATCGGCCGGCGCTCCCCGAGCCACGAGAGGAACGCCTGCGCGCTGTCCACCGAGTCAACGAGGTGGAGGTCGGGGTTCAGGCCGCTCATACGGAGGTGCGGAGCTTCCGCACCCACGCCCGGTGCACCTGGGCGAGAATCCAGTAGGGCTCGGGGTCCTCGGGGCAGCCGCGCACGGTCAGCCAGGCGGCGTGCCGCTCGTAGTTCACGACCTTCTCGGCGTGCTGGCAGATGGTGAGGTGAGACTTCACACGAGGCACGTTACTGCCCGCCGAGGAGGAAGAAGGGGGCGCTCATGCCGAGCACGAAGATCGGCACGACGAGAGCCCACATCGCCTCGTACCAGGGTCCGAAGGGCGGCTGATCGTCCCGGAGGGACTTCCACCCGGCGTAGGCCCACAGGGGCACGAGGGCGACCTCGACAGCGAACATGATGTAGCCGACGGACCTCACGATTCCGTCAGCTCTGCGATGAGCTGGCTCGCAGCGCCCGGCGTGGGCCGGTCGTCCACGAGGTTGCCGGTCGCCATCGCATCGAGGATGATCGCGCAGCACGCAGCGGCGTGGGCCACATGCGGGACGCCCGACTCGGGGTCGATGGTCTCACCGTCGAGGGCGGCCAGGAGGTGCCGGTGCGCGGCCGCGTGGTACACGGAGTACCGCACCGCCTTCTCGCGCCAGTTGTAGGCGCCGTACTTGGCGGCGCCGAGCGCCATCACCCTGCTCATGTAGAGAAGGGCGGCCGCCGGCACGAGGTCGAGCGGCGGCTTCTTGACCCCGAGCAAATCCTTGGGATTCGTGAGGTCGGCTTCCGCCGCCGGCGGGTCGGCGATGGTAACTACACCTGGCAGGGGCGGGATGCCGGCCTCGTTCTCCACGTAGCGGGAGGCGGCCGCGTTCCGGGCGTGGAACTGGAGCGCGTCGTACTTGGCGCGCAGGCTGGTGCGGAAGTCGTCCAGGAACCGCTGGTGCGCGAGCTGCTCGGGCGTGATGCCGGGCCCGTTGAGCTTCCACGCCTCGCGGGCCTCCTGCTCGACGGCGGCGCCCTGCCGGCGCGCCTCGGCGAGGATGGTGTGGCCCAGCTCGCCGCTCTGCGACGAAGGGTGCCGGAGCATGGCCTCGGTGCGCTCGTTGAGGCGGGTCTGCTCGTCGGGGCTGACCACGGGCAGGGCGTCGGGGTGCTCGGGGTCGAACTCGTAGATGCGGAGCCCGAGCGCCTGGGCGACGGTGCGCTCGGTGCGCGCGCCCTGGCTCTGCTCCCAGCCGGGCAGGAGGGCGATGGCGTCGACCTTGAGGATGGCGTGGACGTCACGGCGCATGGCCTCCTCGACGGAGAAACCCTGCTCCTCCAGCGTCTTGTCGGGGTCGAAGCCGAGGTCCCGGTCGAGCTGCGCCGGGCTGATGACTTCGTGGCCGGCGTCTTCGAGGGTCCACTGGGCCTTGTCGAAAGCGTCGAAGTTGTAGCGGTCGTAGCCGCGCATTGGTCCTGCGATGTAGAGCTTCACGCTCGGGTTCCTCTCGGGTAGTAGTGGTGGGTGGGGGTTGTTAGCCGGGCCCCCGCCGGCCCCTGCTCGCGTTGCAGGGAGGTCTCAGACGCGCTCGGAGGGCTTCACGTACTTGACGCGACGGCCCTTGTTGAACTGGTCGATGATGGAGGGCTTGATCTGCCCCCGGACACCGACCTCGATGTTCTGCTCACGCGCCCAGGAGCGGACCTCCTTGGCGGTGGCGTACTTGGTTTCGGCCATGCTTTCACCTCCTCACTCGGGTAGAGCGGCCTCTTCGCCGAAGACGTCGAGGACCAGAAGCTCAAATGATAGCGCGATATTCGCCATCGCGCGCGAAATGTGGATGTAGCTGTGCATGACGTCGTACGGGTCGCCGCCGCACTCGGCGAGGTCGCCGAGCAGGGCCACGATGCACGTCTGGTGCGTCCAGTAGGCGGACAGCAGGTCGCGCTTGTCGTAGAGGTCGACGCCCTGCTTCCGGTAGTCACCGGCGAGGGACGCGATCGCGATGTCGATTTCGTCGTTCTCCAGGGGGACGATCACGATGGGCGACGTCGGGCTCGTGCGCAGGTAGTTGAGCCACCCGCGCACGACCGAGATGCTGTCGAGCGTGAGGTCGCCGGCGTCGGCCGTCGGGCGCTCCAGGAACGCCTCGGGGGTGAGGGCGTCGGCGTCGAAGTCTTCGGGGACAGGAGGTAGATCGGTCATGGGAGGGCGGGCCATGCCCGCAGCACTTTCTCTAGGTCGCCGAGGAGCGAGAGCGCCTCGGAGGGGGACAGGTGGATCGCGCACTCGGCGACGTCGAGACGCACCGCCTGCCCCTGGCGCGTGACGCGCACGAGCGGGTGGTTGCTGCGAGGCGGTGCGTTCGGCGTCGTCGGGGTCACGGGGTCTCGGCCTCCCTGGCGGGCGCCGGGTCGTCGTGCACGAGGGCCTCGGCGCGTGCGCGCTCGACCTCGCTCACCTTGGGGAAGGGCCCCGTCCAGGGGGTGCCTTCGGGGTACGGGTATCGGGAAGCTCTCATGTCGGTGAGGTTACCCCCGTCCCAGTTCGAGCGTGGCCTCGGCGAGCGCCGAGTAGGCGCGGGACACGGCGGCGAGCACATCGGCCCGCTCGTAGTCCTCGTGGTCGGCGGCCTCGTTGGCCTTGCTCACGCAGGCGGCGGCCGAGCGCAGGTTGGTGGCCGCGCGCTCCTGGTAGTCGTTCACGCGTCCTCCTCGGCGGCGTAGCGCTCGTCGGTGGCCTGGTTCGCGGCGTCCTGGCGCTCGAATTCCCTGTCGAGGGCGGCGAGCACGGTGACCTTGATGGCCTGGGCCCAGGCCAGGGTGGCCTCGTTGGTGCCCTTCTCGTGGAAGAGCACGCCGGCCACGCCGTAGCCGGTGGTGCCGGGCAGGAGGGCGTTGTCGATGGCGTAGACGAGGGCGATGTCCTCGCCGCCGTCCTCGTTGGTGATGACGACGGGGAAGAGGTCGGCGTCGCCAACGACCTCGGCGTGCTGGAGCACGCTGACGAGGGTCAGCACGGCGTCAACCGCCGGCGTCGACTCGTCGGCGTCCTTGGATGGGAAGCTCGCATGAGCTGGTATCGGGTGGGTGGTCATGATGGTCCTAACGGTTGTCGGTGGTCGGGAATTCCCGCGCTGGGACAGACCCAGTGTCCCCAATCGAGCCAGACGATCGAGCCGTCGGGTCGGGTGCGGAGCTGGTCGGGCTTGCTGTCATGCGGGGTGAAGCCGGCGGCCTCGACGGCGATCAGCCGGTCCTTGTATTCGAGGAACGAGCAGCCGGTGCGGCCCTCGCACCAGTCCTGGACGACCCAGTGGACGTCGGTGAAGGCGTCGGGCCGGCCCGAGGGCTGGGGCGCGCGGATCACGTCGTGCTGGTACCAGCGGAGCGGCTGGAAGTGGCGCAGGAGGTTGTGCGGGAGGCGGTGCCACACATCCCACTCGCTCTCGGCCTGCGAGACCCACGAGTCGGGCGTCGAGGTCGGCGTGCTCTCGACCTTGAGGATCACCCCGTGGTCGCGCAGCAGGAACTTCCGGCGGATGCCGAGGGTGGCCGCGCTCTCGAACACGAGCTGGCCCTTGTAGTGGAGCACGAGGGTGGTTCCGAGGGAGGTGTTCGGGTCGCCGATGCGCTCGAACTTGACGCCCTCGGGATCGAGCGGGGTCACTTGAGCCACCGCCGGACGGACCGCGCCTCGGTGCGCAGGATGCGGATGATTTGGCAGAAGCTAATCACTGGTCGGCTCCGTGCTTCCGCAGGTGGAACGAGAGGTGGCCGGCGGCCTCCTTGACCTTGTTGCCGGGGATGGTGACCTCGAACCGCCCGCACTTACAGCGGGCGACGGTCTCGTGGGCGCTCTTGTTGTAGCGCAGGGTGTGGATGCCGTGGGTCATCAGAAGTCCAATCCGTGGTTGGTGTACGCCTCGCCGAGGCGGCGGGCGATCTTGAGGCTCTGCGTCCGGCGCACGACCCACAGGTGGGTCTGGCGGAACAGCGTGCCGTGGTCGGGTAGCTCGGGGTCGGCGAAGCCGGGGCGAGCGGTGTCGAGGAGGAGGTGCGCGACCTCGTGGGTGATCGTGGTCGAGTAGGCCGGCACGAGCAGCTCCAGGTGCGCGCTCCCGGAGGGGGCGACCTGGACGCTGGCCTGCCGGCGCCACTTCTTCCCGCCGAGGGGGCGGGTGGTGGTCTCGACGGTGAGGTTGGTGGCGATGTGGGGCGGGAGGGCCCGGAAGAGGAGGGAGAGCGCGCGGCGCTCGTTCAGCACCGTGCCGAGGGCGTCGGAGAAGACGCCCTCGGCCCGGTACAGCGCCTTGCTCTCGTTGGTGTGGCCCATCAGGCGGGAAGCCTAACGAGCCGGTGCACGCCCTGGAGCGGGGTGCGGAAGGTGGTGATGTGCCCGGTGTCGAGGTTGAGGGCGTAGACGTTGCCGTCGGCCACGGCCACGACGTCGAGGGACCAGGACGCCAGGGGGGCGATGCGGTCGCCGACCACGATGTCCTCCCAGTCGACGGGCTCCCACCGGACGGTGCCGGTTTCGATGACGGGGCGCTCGCTCATGCCGTCACCCCCGCAGCGGCGAGGAACCGGGCCCGGTCGAACCGGGGGTTGTCGGCGGCGAAGCCGTCGGCGACGGCCTCGACGGCGGCGTTGTAGCCGGCCTTGCCGGTGACGCTGAGCAGCGGGGTGTTCCGCTTGAGGTGCTCGGCGATCAGGATGTAGTCCTTGCGTGTCATGTCGACCTCCGTGGTCGGTAAATGGGTGAGGCCCCGGACACTAGTGCCTGGGGCCTCAGCCTGTCAAATTGATTTGTGGACGGTGCTATCGGGGGCCGGCCTCCTCGGTCGCAATCCCCCACAGAATCCAGAGGATGCCGACGAGGAAGATGAGGGCGGCGAAGAGGAGCGCGATCATCGGCAGTCCCCGACGTAGGTGATCGGCGCGTCCTCGACGGGCGCGAGCCCGACCACGGTGCCGGCGTGGTTGTACCACCGGCCGTCGTGGTAGTCGGCCAGCTCGCAGCTCGGGCGGGGCCGCGGGGCCCTCGTGGGCGAGACGTAGACGAACGCCACGAGCACGAGGAGGGCGACCCAGCCGGCGAGCACGAGGGCGGCGAGGCGGACGTCCTGCCGGGCCTCCTTGGCCCGGTGCCGGCGGTTGGCCTCGGCGATGAGGCGGGCCCGCCGGCGAATCTCGTCGGCCTGGGACGGGTTGACGTGGGGCTCGGTCACGACGGCACCGGCCAAATCTGCTCGCCGGCGACCTCGACCACGAACCGGTCACGAGCGGCCGTGCCGTCGATCAGGGTGCGGAGGAGGAACCGGGTGGCGTCGGCCTCGTCACGGCCCTCGACCCGGACGGTGAAGCCCCAGACCTCGGGGGCCGGCTCGGGCTCGGGCGGGTTGAGTGCGCCGTCGATGGAGCGGTGCCAGCCGGCACGCTCCAGCACCTCGACGGCGAGGTCGGTCTGATCGTTCATGCGTTCCTTTCTGCCGGCCCACGGTGGGCCGGCGAGGGGGAGACTAATCGATATCGCCGGCCTCCGCAAATTGAAGAGCCCCGGCACAACTTCCGGCGGCCGGGGCTCTTCGCTACATCTTGTGTTGGTTGTGGTACTGCTCGTTTCCTAACCGGTTGAGGGAGCCTCCTCTCTGTTGAGTGGCGCCGGCCCCCCGGATGGGGGCCGGTCGCCGGAGAACTAGAACGGGGCCTCGGCGGGGTCGAGGAGGTCGGCCTGGCGGCGCAGCTTCCGGGCCTCATCGAGGCGCCGGTCGCGCTCGGTGCCCTGGGCCCAATCGGCGCCGCGCAGCGAGGGCGTGACGTAGCGGGACGGGCTGACGGGCTCGCGGCCCTCATCGAGCACCCGCTCGTGGTAGATACCGGCGCAGAGCCACCCCTGCGAGTCCACGACGGGCCCGTAGGTCCACGAGGAGGGCGTGCCGTAGGTGGCCTTGAACTTGTCGGCGACCGTGGGGTCGATGTCGATGAGCGTCTGCCAGAAGCCGCGCGCGGCGTCCAGGGTGTTGTGGGTGAGGTCCGAGCCGATGCGGTCCCGAGGGCCGGTGACCTTCTCGTGGAATTCGGCGAGCTTCTGGGCGAGCTGGCCGGCGATGATCCGGCGCTCGTACCCGGTCAGCTCCAGGGCGGCCGAGGCCGGCGCGAAGACGTGCCGCTCGGCGCCGTCCTCGTTGATCGTGCTGGTGTGGTGATACAGGGTCATGGCTTCCTTCCGTGGCCGGCGCGTCCGGCCCTCTACTAAATAGGGAAGGCCCCCCGGCGGTTGCCGGGGGGCCCTCTTCCTCTTCTGACGGGTTCCCTGTTCCCCTCATGGGAGGGGTGCGCCCTTGGCGCCCAGGCGTCAGGTCTATGGCGCCACCCCGTAGCGCTCGAAGTCGGCGAACCGCTCGGTGCGGGGATCGTAGCTCAGCTCGGCCACGACCTCGAAGAGCGGGGCCTGGTTCGGGGCGGGGAGGGTGCCGCCGGCGCCCGTGGTGTCGTCGTAGCTCAGCTCGACCACCTTGCCGTCGAGGGGCGGGAGGCCGTCGGAGGCGAGGCGCTCGTCGTACTCCCACAGGAAGTCCTCGGCCTCGTTCTCCGTCTGGAACCGCTCGATGAGCGTACGGCGGGGCGAGACCGCGGCCCAGACTGCCGGCACGATGTAGCCGCACTCGTCGCACCCGTCGATGCCCAGGCCGTGCTCCTCGTCCTCTTCCACGATGACGGCGCCGCAATCGCAGGTCTCGCCGCAGGGGCGATCGTGCAGGCCCGAGTAGGCGCCCAGCGGGGAGAGGCCGGCGGCCTCGTAGTCCTCGGCCGTCGGGCGGTAGTCATCGGCCGGGAGGTCGTCGGCGATGAGCTGGTGCTCGTGCGCCTCCTTGGCGATGGTCTCTGCGCAGGCGTTGCAGCAGATGAACCCGTCGCCGATGTAGCCGTAGATTCGGGTGTCGATATTCACGTTCCGGTCCTTCCGTTGATGTGTGCCGGGAGACTACAGCCTAGCGGCGCGACGGCGCAAATCGAATTCTAGATACCGCCCTCGGCGATGCCGACGGTGGCGCGCGGGGGGAGGGCGGGGAGGGCGTCCTCGGGGGTGCCGATGCGGCAGCCGACCACGTACCAGACGCCGCTGATGCGCTTCTCGGTGAACCCGAATTCCCGGAGCTGGGCCAGGAACTTTGTGCGGTTCAACTCTCGGCGAGGGTTGCCGTTCCACTTCTGGTAGTCCTCATAGAGGGCCGCGCGCTTTGTTCTATGGTCGGGGTCGGGGATGAGGCGTTCTTCCATGTATGCGGTCAGCTCGTAAGTGACCCGGTAGAATTCCTGCTGGGCCTCTTGGAAGGAGGGCACCACCGGGAAGTGGCGCCGCTTGAGCAGGCGGTCGAGGCCCTCCATAGCGCTGCGCAGGATGAAGGGTACGTGCTCCTCCTGCGTGAGGGCGCTGACCAGCTCGTTTAGGGGGATGCGGTGTTCGGGCGCGACGGTGTGGGCGAAGGGGAAGAGGACGAACCGCCGGCGGTAGCCATACGAGGCGTCGGCGGTGCCGAACAACTCGTTGACCGAGAAGGCGTGCTTGGCCTGGCTATAGAAGTAGAACGAGGCGCCGCGCTTGATTTCACCTCTGATCTTGTCGCCGCCGGTGAGGAGCTTCAACATGCCCGAGTCGGACAGGTACTTAGCCGGCATCTCCGACACGAAGTTGGCCGTCTTACCGAGCAAATCAGCGGCGGCGAATTGGTTGTTGGTGAGCAGGTCGAGGCTGATGTGGGTCACGTTCTTGTGGCCGAGGATGGCGGCGAGCACGTCGAGGAAGACCGATTTACCGTTCGCGCCCTTGCCGTAGAGGAGGAAAGCGACCTGGAGGGGGTTGTGGGGATAGAGGAAATAGCCGACCACCTCCCACGCAAATGCTTGGGCCTCGGGATCGCCGGGGAACGTGGCCTCGATGAAGCGGTGGAAGGGGGTGTGGGGGTCGACCTCGTGGTTGCGGAGGGTGTTGGTGAAGTCGTCGTCGGCGAAGGCCCAAGGGATTTGGACGGTGTGACCGCCGACCCGATCGAGGGCTTCCTGCGGGTCGGAGGGGTGCGGGTAGACCTCCTCGGGCTGGCCGGCGATGACCCACCCGTTCCAGAAGTTGACCGCGCGCTCGTGGGCGTCGGGGGCGGGCAGGGGCGGGATCGTGTCTCGAAGGTAGGTAAGGACGGCGAGGGGGTCCTCGCGCTTCCATGCCTCGGGGAGGGCCTCGGCCACGAGCCGGCGCACGTCGGCGGTGGCGTTCACCCACACCCCGTCCTCGTACTTCCAGGGCTCTTGATCGGGCCCGAGTCGGAGCTGTAGGTGCTCGGCGATGCACCGGGCGAGGGTTGGAGCTGACACCTTGTCGGTCATGAGCAGTCCAACATAGCGCCGGCGCTCGTTGTTCCGGGGCATGCTCGGGCATCTCGTGGTGCGGGTCGCGGGGTAGTCAGAAACGCGCTCTGACCTGGGCGTTGGGGTACTAGGTGTATCCGTTGTTTAGTTAATGGTGTGTGTGTGTTATAGGGAAAGAGGAATGATGACCCGGTACACCATGCACCTGATACACCGGGGAGGGGCCCGATAGGCTCGGGGGATGAGCACTACCCAGCCCGAGACCGCCGTCGTGCCGTACGAGCGCGACTCGTACGAGGCCCGCCTGGAGGCCGCGCGCCGGGGCACCGGGAAGTTCAACGAGGAGCGCCGGACCAAGTACCTGCAAGAGCGGCAGAAGGGGACGCCGCACTACATCGCATGCCGGCGCGCAGGGGTGTCGCCGACCACGGTCGAGCGGTACCGGACGGCCGCCGGGCCCGCATGGGGCGAGGCGGTGCGTCTGGCGCACGAGGAAGGGCTAGACCCGATCCGGGCGGTGCGTCGCGCGGCGGCGATGGAGGGCGAGCCCTGGGCGGTGCGTGCGGAGATTGGCGACGGCCGCGCGGCGCGCCCGGAGGGCGGTGCGTCCGGCGGTACGGTCAACATCGGAACCGTGGTGGTGGGCGGCGAGGCCGGCGTCGCCGGCGCTCTCGGTCAGCTCCTCGATCGGCTCCGGGAGCGCGAGCTGACGGCCGGCGCCGATGTCGACGCCGGCTGACGCCGACGGCCCGAGGCTGAGGCGGTGCGGTGCGATAGGCCGGTAGAGCACGAGTACCGGGTCGTCGGGGCCCCATTCAGCGGAGCCGACCGAACCGTGCTCTACGGGTAGGCCGGTGATGTCGACCGTCCAGACGTCGCCGGTGCCGGTGGCGGGCGGTGCGTCCGACCATAGCCAGACGGCGCCGTTAGCGTCCGGGTCGTACTCGTCCGGGGCGGGCACGAGACCGTGCGCCCGGATGGACGCACGGACCGCGGGCGGTGCGATGTGGTAGGCGGTCGACGCCGGCGCCGTAGCGCCGTGGTCGGTCGGTAGGTAGGCGGCCGATGCGGCCGGCGCTAGGTGCACGGCGGAAGAATACCACGGCGTAGTTACGGCCGTGTCATTTCGGCCGGCCGGCCGGCGCGCGCCGTGGTCGGCGGCCGCAATAGCGTCACTTGACGATATCGGCGGCCGGTACGGTGCGGCCGTGGTGGTCGGCGGCCGTTAGGCGTCGATTTAGGGACCGATTACGGCCGCCTAGGCATCGATACCGGCCGTGGTGGTCGACGCCGGCGCGCGGCCGTGGTCGACAACTAGAACGGCCGGCGCCGATGGCGCCGGCCGTGGTGGTCGGTACGTAGGGACGGCCGCGCGGCCGTGGTGGTCGGTCAATCGTCGGCCGTGGTGGTCGACGCCGGCGGCCGTGTCAGCTCGTGCACGGCGCGCCATCGGCCGCACCGTAGGCATCGGCCGCCGTGCCGATCAGACGCTAGGTAGGCATGGTCGGTCGGTCGCATGGTCAGAAATCCTCGGTTTCTTCCGGCAGTAGATCGTTCCTACGTTGCCGGCGATGGGCGGCCGCTAGGTTGCCGGCCGCTTTCCGGTCTAGCTCGTGTCGATGGGCTAGCCATGCGATGGCTTGCAATTGGTGAGGGAGGATGCCAAACGACCGAGCTTCTGCACGGTAGGCGGCCGCTATCCATTGGTAGGCGGCCGCTCGTTCTAGGTACTTGTCTGACACGGCCGCCGATGGTGCGCCGATGCCGTAGAGCGCTATGGCTACGGCGTGCCGATCGATGGTCACGGCGCCGGCCGTGGTCGGTCGGTAGATGTTCGCAAAGAACGATCGGACCTTACGGCCGCCGAGGATGTCGGCCGGCCGTGCGCCGTTCCGTATGGCGATGGCCTTGCGCACGTTCTCACCTAGTGCGCCGGCCGCCGTAATGGTCAGCTCATCTTCGCCGGCCGCCGTCAAACGAGCGGCCGCTACGTTGTCGACCCATCCGATTTGTGGCGAGAGTGCCGCAATGATTCCGGCGCCGGCCGCCGTGGTGATCGATGGTGATAGGTCGGCCGCTATCTCATGGGCGGCCGCATACCAACCCATACCGGCGTCAGCGTCGATATCGTCGGCCGCTAGTGCGGCCGCCGAGATATGGGCACGGAGGACGGCCGGCGCCGTAGCGCCGGCCGTCGCACGGCCGATGGCACGCTGACGGCCGCGACGGCCGCTCCCACGTGCTGGCGGAAGGAAGCTCATGATTCGCCGGCCCAATCCTGAAAGCGGCCGCCGTGCGAAATCGATTCATGCGAGAGCCGACCGTTTGCCGTGGTGGTGGTGGCGCCACAAGCGGAACAAGTCCAGACGTAGGGCCGGACGGCCGGCCGTGGTGCCGGACCGTCGATGGCGGCCGGAACGTAGCTAGGCCCGATCACGTAGGTACCGCCGTCCGGCTCGGTCAGCCGGCCGCCGTCGTGCACGAGCCGGCCGATGCATTCCTGACCAAACGATTCCGCTAGTGCGATCAGCTCGCGATCTAGCGCCGGCAAATCGGCCGCGTCGACCGTCAGCAGGATGGCGGCCGAATCCTCTTCGGTCCCTTCCCAAATGCCGCGGCCGTCGTACCGGCCGAGAACGGCGGCCGGCGCCGATCGGTAGGCATCGGCCGCGATGGCTAGGGACTCTTTGAAGTCCAGCCAACTAACGGCGCTCATGGGCCGGCCGTCGATATTGCGGCCGATGGTCAGCAGGATGGTTAGGTCGTTTCGCATGGTCAGCTCGTTTCCGTGGTGGTGGTGGTGGTGGTGGACTGCCGGTAGGCACGGCGGCCGGCGCTACGTGGTCGAATCGTGCCGATGACGCGCCATGATCGGCCGTCGTACTGGTCGGCCGGCGTGACCACGTAGGCGTCAGCCGCCGTCGGCGTCAAGTAGCGCCGGCCGTACTTGGGATGGTCGACAACGATCACGAGCGGCCGCCGAATCGACGCCGGCGCACGGCCGTGGTGGTGGTGGTGGTGGTGGTGGTGGTGGTCGGATCGATCAGCGTCCAGCGTGCGAAGTCCTGACGCCGGCGCCATGCGGCCGCCGATGAGGCGGCCGCCTCTTGGTTCCGGTCTCGCCGGCGAAGATCAGCGTACGTATCGGGCATGGTGGTTTCCTTCCGTGGTGGTGGTGACTAGGGACCGTCCCTAGTGCTAGGCGGCCGGCGATGGGCCGGCCGCCGTGCACTAGTTACCGTCGTGGGCCGGTAGCGACTTCGATCGGCCGGTACTGGGCCGGCTCGCCGGCGTAGAAGTCGGTCGCGATGTCGACGGCGGCCGCCGTGGTGCTGTACCGCTCGAAGTGCACATCGCCGGCGAGTAGTTCGACCACGTAGAGCGGGAGATCGGCCGCTAGGAAGACTTCGCCGGTATCGGGCACCCATACGGCCGCCGATGGGTCGAACGATGGCGCCGGCGCATCGATCAGCGTCAGGAATTCGGCCGGCCGCTCGTTCGTCCGGTAGCGGCCGTCGAAATGGTCAGCGAATCCGCCGAATTGGTGGCGGCCGTCGATTTCGACCGAGTAGGACGGCCGGCAGACGCGGCCGTCGACCGTGGTTTGCGTCACGACGATTTCGACCAGTACCGGGCCGATCACGTAGACGCCGGCCGAATTGTGGCCGGAAGAGCGGCCGATCATCTGACGCCGGCTGATCTCGGTGGTGGTTCGCATGGTGGTCTCGTTTCTGTCGGGTTGGTATGGACGGTCCCTACCGCATGGCGGCCGGCGCACGGACGAGCCGGCCGCCTAGCGGTAGCTACCGGCCGGCCGTTGGGGTGATGCGGACGCTCTTGCCGACGATCCGGAACGTTGACCCGGTGGGATCGGCGATGGCCTCGCCCTCGGTCAGCCGGCGCCGGAAGTCATCGACGCTATCGATGCGGACCGCCGGGCCGGCGCCAGCATTGTGCTGGGCCCACCGGTAGGCCAGGAGGTAGGACCCACGAGCGATGGTCACCCGCTCGTCACGAGTCGAGACCAGGAGGACGGCCGTAGATGAGTGCTGGGCTGGGGTGGTGCTGTTCGTTGTCATGCGTTCCACTCACCATAGAGGGCCCATGTTAGTCAACCCTAACGAGGCCGATTGTCACGAAGTTGCAACGTGAATCACATCGATGTAGTTCGCGTCGACTGTCCACATTTCCACAGGGCGAGCCGAGGGGGGCGGCGACGGGGCGGGGCACCCCCCTTCGTGCCGGGCCCGCGCGCCCTAAGTTGGCGTCTCGCGGAGCTACAACATTTCCACCTGTAACTACCGCTGTGCGTTCCCCTCGCTCCCCCCTCCGGTACTCTGGTTCCCGTGAGCGTCGTCCAGGGTGTCCTGTGCATCCTCCTGCTGTGGGCTGTGATCGCCTGGTCTGCGAACCGGTGAAGAGTGTCCCGCGGGCTACGCATTCGGATCGCTGTCCATGCCAGCGTCCTCTCGGTCTGGACCTCCCTCTCGATCTTCTGCCTGACCCCGGCTGGTTCTGGACTCGCAAACAGCGTGCCCTTCATCGCATTCGACTCGAACTTCGCAATCGCCTACACGGCCATCAGTTCCCTAGAGGCTTTGTGGAGCGGGAGGAAGGCGGACCCGGATGACCCCGCATGAGGTGCTCGACCGCGCGTTCCCGCACGAGAGCAACCCCGACCCGCCGCTCCCGTGCCGCGATCCCAGGTGCAGCCCCGACACCTCGGCCCCTTCAACATGGGCCGCGATCCGGCCGTGCACGGACCCCGAGGGCCACCACCCGCTGAACGGCACCGACCTCCCGAACGTCCCCTATTTGCCGGGCGCGCCCGAGGCGGACACGACGGGTAGGGTGTTCTGGTGACCTACTCGCCCGCCACCGAAGACGACCTCACCGCGCTCCGTCAGGCCGTCGCGACCCTCGAAGGTGTGCGCACGTCGTTCAGCGACATCGAGGGCAGTCTCGACCTGATCCATTCTCGGCTCTCGCAGCCGGCGCCCCCGCCTCCCCCGCCGGAACCTGCGCTACCGGCGGTGGGAGTCGTGGGTGGTTCGAGCTGGAACGGGCTCACCCCCGTGGCCCGGCAGGACGCCCTCGGACTGATGGCGCAGGCGGGCATCACCCACTTCCGGGTCGGCGTCCCCTGGTCCTCGGTTGAGCGCACGAAGGGCGTCTACGGCCTGGACCTCTACCGCACCCTGGTGCGCGAGGTCGTGCACGCGGGCCTGATCCCGGTCGCGGTCCTCGGCTACACCCCGCCCCACTACCGCCTGCCCGGCGGCGATATGTTCTCGCAGCCCACGCCGGCGGGCATCGCGGCCTACCACGCCTTCTGCCTCGCCGTGTTCCGCGCGCTCGTGCCGCTCGGCTGCTTCCGCTACGAGGTGTGGAACGAGCCGAACCACGCCGGCCCTCCGGGCATGGCCCCCGTTAGCGCGAAGGTCCACGCCCAGCTCTGCTTCGAGGCACACACCGCTGCGGCCAACACGAGCCGCCACATCCGGCTCGTGGCCGGCGCGATCAGCCCCGCGCCGGACAAGCCGCCCTCGGCCGAGGGCGCGACGCTCTACCTCCAGAACACGCTCGCGGCCAAGCCCGGCTTCTTCGACTTCGTGGACGAGTGGTCGATCCACCCGTATCCGGGCCTGCGCGACGGCAAGCCGAACCGCCTCCTCGACGGCTGGTTCTGGCGGCAGCAGTACGCGAGCATGCGGCCCCTCGTTCCCCAGCATGTCCCGATCAGCGCGACCGAGTGCGGCTTCTCCACGTTCGACATGACCGAGGAGCAGCAGGCGGCGGGCCTCGTGGACGCGATCCAGACGTGGCCCGAGGCGGGGCCCTTCTACATCTTCAACTGGCGGGACTGGGGCCAGACCCCCGCGCGCGACAACCGCCAGGGCCTCGCGCGCCTCGACGGCACCCTGCGCCCCGCGTACTTCGCGGTCAAGAACCTGCTCACCGGATAACGTACGAGCATGGCGCTCCTCATCGGCCTCGTCTTCGTGCTCTGCTACCTGCTCACGGGGTGGACGATCTTCAACGTCCTCGCGATCACCATGTTCCTCGTGTGGGTCCTGGCCGTGCTGTGGGACGTCTTCGTGGACTGAGCTGCTAGCCTGGCGGCCATGCCCTTCGCCGTCCGCAAGATCGCCATTGCTGCCGACACACCCGTGCAGGTCGCTGGCCGGGACGTCGCCTCCACCACCCTCGTCAACACCAAGGCCCGCTCGCTGACGGTGAAGCTGAACTTCATCCCGACCGCCGGCGAGGCGCTCGTCACGATCAACGACACGAGCGCCGGCGCGATCGACGGGTACCCGCTCCCGAGCACCGACGCCGACGACCCCAACGTCTTCCAGGGATCGGACGACATCAGCCTGATCGCCGACGACGCCCTGTGGCTGTACGCCACCGAGGCCGGGACGCTCTACGTCCTGGTAGTCTGATCCCCATGCCCGCCACGAAGCCGCTCCGGCCCTCACCCTCCGCTCCCGCCAAGGAGCTTCCCGACCCGCCCGCCGCGGATGCGACTGACGACGTGATCTACGTCCTCAGCCTCACCGTCACGGGTGCCGACACCGCCGGTGGTTCGACCGCCGTCCTGTCGTGGGTCGAGAACGCTACGGACCTCACCCCGTAGTCATGCCGCTCTCGCAGACCGGCCCGAACACCTACGTCCTGTCCGTCGGCTCTGACGACGACACCGACGGCATCAGCATCGTCGTTGCCGGCGAGGACTTCCCTCGCGTCCAGCTCACGAGCGCAGGGGTCCTGTCGGGCGACGGCAGCGTCGCGCCCGTCGCGCCCCAGGGCGCGGTCGACCCGGCCGAGGAGACCGACGGGACCTACCTGCTCCTCGCCACGGTCACCGACGGCGTGGCGGTCTACACGCTGGTCGACTCGACCGACTACGAGAACGCCTAGGCGGGTAGAGTGCGGGCATGAACCTCTCCTCCGAGCGCGGCGATACCGCGCTGACCGTCATCGTGGTCGTGCTCGCGGTGATCCTCCTGCTCGTGGTTGTCGGCGTCATCTGACATCGGCTACCATTCCAGTCCTCAGAGACCGCGAAGTGCGGCTTCGGCCAATCGACCCGGTGTCTGACAGCGTGACCCTTTCTCTCAGGTTTAGGACTCGTCAGCTTGAAATTGACGAGGGCGACAGCGGCTCAGCCGCCTAGCATCGAGACCAGGCAGATCGGCGAACCGAGTCCTCGGCCCCATCAAGGCGTGCGGAAAGCTTCCTCTTCGGAGGTCGCGACTACGGCTCCAGCGATGGGGCCGTTCTCGTTGTAGCCTGAGCGCCTACCCATGACCGTCCTGCCTACCGCCGCGGAGCTAGAGCGCCTCCTCAAGATCGCCTCCCCCGAGGAGCAGGCCGAGCTGACGAAGCTGCTCGACCTCCAGCTCTCCCTCGACTCCCCGCTCGCCTACGCGATGCGCGTCTCCCCGATGACGCAGCCCTTCGCGCACACCGTCCTCCTCGACAAGTACCTCGTCGCGCTCATAGACCATGCGCTATATCACCGCGATTCCGAGGCGTCACGACTCCGGGACGATCTCCCCGAGGGCATCTCGGACGTGGCGGTGTTCGTGCGGAACGAGGAGGAGGACGACGGCTCGGGCCGGTTCGAGCACCCGGTCACGGGCGAGGAGTGCGTCTACAACCTCGCCATCTCCATGCCGCCCCAGCACGGCAAGAGCTACATGGTCTCCGAGCACCTGCCCGCGTGGTACATGACGAAGTACCCCGAGCGGAACTGCGCGATCATCTCCTACGAGGAGACGTTCGCGACGTCGTGGTCCTCGAAGGTGAAGACGATCATCGAGGACCACCCCGAGTACGGGATCGAGCTTGATCCGTCGACCAAGGCGAAGGGCCTGTGGAAGAACACGATCGGCGGCGGGATGATGGCGGCCGGCGTCGGCGGCCCCTTGACCGGCCGCTCGCTCCACCTCACCATCATGGACGACCTCATCAAGAACGCCGAGGAGGCGCTCTCCGACGCGAAGATCAAGGGGACCCAGGACTGGTGGCTCTCGACCTGCAAGACGCGTAACCAGTCGCCCCGCCAGTGGCCCGGCCAGGAGCCGCAGGCCGGCGTGCGCCTGCTCATGCACACCCGGTGGTCGAAGAACGACCTCATCGGCTTCACGCAGCGGACCGAGGACGCCGAGTGGTTCTACCTCAACCTGCCGGCGCTGAGCGAGGGCACCAACCGGGACCATCTCCCCGAGGGCCACCAGCCGGACCCGCTCGGCCGGCCCAAGGGGAACGCCCTCGCGCCGATGCTGCACAGCAAGGCGGTCCTGGAGCGGCTGCGCGACTCGGGCGACCCCGACGATCCCGACAGCGGCGGCGAGTTCTGGTTCAGCGCTATGTATCAGGGGTACCCGACGGTCGAGGGCTCGGGCATCTTCTCGGACCCCTATTTCTACTACAAGCGCGCGGGCAACAAGTTCTCCTTCGCCGACGGGTACACCTGCTACTACGAGGACTTGCGCCATTTCGCGTCGACCGACCTCGCGATTTCGACCAAGACGCGCGCGGACTGGACCGTGTTCATGGAGTGCGGCCAGGCGCCCGACGGCCGGCTCGTCGTCGTGGACGTGTACCGATTCCGCCTCGAAGCACCCGACCACGAGCCCCGCCTTCGAGAGTGGCTGAGCCAGCGCGCCAGCATGATGTTCGTCTGCATCGAGGACAAGACGTTCGGCTCGGCGCTGCTCCAGTCGGTCAACCGGAAGGGTGGCTTCATCCCGCGCCCGATGAAGGCCGACGTCGACAAGATCACGCGCGCGATCCCGGCCGGCCAGGCCATCCGCAACGAGCGGGTCTGGTGGGCGACCCCGAACCAGGCGGACTGGGTGCGGTGGATGGAGGCCGAGATGAGCGCCTTCCCCACGGTTGGCGTCCACGACGACATCATCGACTCTCTGGCCTACGCCGTGCAGGCGTGGCTCACCCTCGGGCAGCGCCACCCCGGCAGCGCCGACCTCGACCAGAGCATGGAAGCCAAGGTCCGGCGCGACCTCGCCAAGCGCCTCAAGAAGCGGCAGAAGGGGCGCCCTCGGCATCCCATGCTCGGCCGCCTCTAGACTGCCCCTGTGCCTGTCCTCACCGCCAACTTCCCCGTCGGGACCACAGGCACCATCGACTTCGTTTGCCCGTTCTACCTCTTCGACAGCGACGGCAACGAGATTCAGGCCCCCTTCACCGAGCAGATGGTGGTCAACGGGACCGTCGAGACGGTCACGCTGCTGAGCGGCGTCGACCCCGACGTGGTGCCCAACCCGTGGTCCTACACGGTCAAGATCAACCTGAATGGCGCCAACGAGTTCATCGCCTACGTCGAAATGCCGCTGACGGACGCCGATTTCATGGACGTGTTCAACCCGACCCAGCCGAGCACGCCCGAGTATTACGTCCTCAAGAGCGACTACCTCGCGCATGTGGACGAGGGTGGGCCCGGCGGCGGCGCCACGCAGGAGGACATAGACGATGCGATATCTGCCCACGAGGCCGAGGCGAACCCGCACCCCGTGTACCTGACCCAAGCCGAAGCCGACGCGCTCTACGAGGACACCGGCGCGGTCGCGGCCCACGAGGCGGCGGGCAACCCGCACCCCGTGTACGAGACCAGCACCGAGGTCGACGCCAAGATCACCACCCACAGCGGGGCCACCGACCCGCACGGGGACCGGGCGTTCGCCACCGCCGCCGTCGGGGTCGAGACCACCGCGCGCATCGCCGACGTGGACGCCGAGGAGACCCGCGCCCTCGCGGCCGAGGCGCTCAAGGCGAACATCGCCAGCCCCACCTTCACGGGCAACCCGCAGGCCCCGACCCCCACCGGCGGCGACAACGACACCTCGATCGCGACCACGGCGTTCGTCCAGGCCGCGATCACCACGGCGGTGAACGCGCTCATCGACGGGGCGCCCGGCGCCCTCGACACCCTGAACGAGCTGGCAGCCGCTCTGAACGACGATGCCAGCTTCCACGCCACTGTGACCACGGCTTTGTCCGCCAAGATCAACGCCTCGATCCTCACCAACGACGGCGACATGCTGACCCGCGTGGCCGGCGCCGTCGTGCGCATCACGCGCGCCTCCCTCGCCGCCGACACCGCCTGGTCGAGCGTCTACGAGACCATCGCCAACGTCGCGCTCAAGGCCAACATCGCGAGCCCGACGTTCACCGGCACGCCGGCCGCGCCCACCGCCGCCCAGGGCACGAACACGACCCAGCTCGCCACCACCGCCTACGTCCAGACCGAGGCCGGGCTGCTCGTGCCCAAGAGCCTCGCCGACGCCAAGGGCGACCTCATCATCGCCACCGGCAGCGACACGTTCGCCAAGCACACGGTCGGCGCCAACGGCACCTTCCTCGTCGCCAACTCGGCGAACAGCGACGGGTGGGAGAACCGCGTCCTCGCCTACACCGACCTGCCCGTCTTGCCGAAGGGCACGATGTCGGTCGGCACCAAGGTCGTGTCGAACACCACCGACACGATCATGGGCCTCACGGCCGACACGAACCCCGGCGTCACGGTCAGCCAGACCCACGCCTTCCACTCGGACAGCACGAACCGCTCCCGCATGACGATCCCCTCCGGGCTCGACGGCGACTACCTCTGCTTCTTCGCCTTCAACCTCGGCGGCACCGATTCGGGCGGCTCCCGGCGTGCTCGGCTCCTCAAGAACGGGTCCACGCTGGCGACTCTCCTCTCGCCCGACGCACCCGCCGCCATCGCCGCCATCGAGACAACGGCCTACTACGCCGTCGGTCTCGCGGCCGGTGACTACCTGGAGGTCCAGGTGTACCAGGACAGCGGCGGCGCCCTCAACTTCACCATGTCCTCCTTCACCATCATCAGGTTCCCCTAGGATGGCACGGTGACCTCGTACAACGTGACCGCCGAGTTTGGCGCAGGCTCGGCCGGATCGGTGACCTTCCGCCGGAAGGTCTGGCTCAACGACAACGGGGCCCTGATCCCGCCGGCGGACGTCACCGCGACCCTCGCGGGCAGCCCGCCCGGCTTCGTCCAGTCCTTGCGCGCGACCAACGAGACGGGGGTCAGCCCCGAAGACTGGAGCTACGAGGTCATCGTCAGCCTCACCGGCCACGACGACCTCGTGGGCTCGATGTTCCTCACCGCCCACGCCGACCTCGTGGACGTGTTCCAGTACGTGGCCGTCGACACCGGCGAGTTCTACGCCACCAAGGGCGAGCTGTCGGCCTTCGAGGCTGAGGTCGCGTCTGGTTCTGCCTCCCAGGCGGCCCTCGACGCCGAGGAGTCCGCAAGAATCTCCGCCGATAGCGGCCTTTCTGCAAGCATCTCCGCCGAGACCACCGCCCGCGCCGCCGCTGATACGACCATCGCGGGCACCGTCACGACGGAGGCCGCCTCCCGCGCCTCGGCCGACAGCGCGCTCGACACCCGCCTCGACGCCGAGGAGGCCGCGACCATCGCCCACGACGGTCGGCTCGACGCGCTGGAGCTTCTGCCCGAGCTGCCCGACCCCGACGGCGAGACCGACGGTGACGTCCTCACCATCGACACCGACGGCTGGATCGTCGCGCCCCCGGCGGGTGGCGGCACCGGCCGGGTCATCAACTCCGACTCTGACCCCGGAGACACCATCTACATCGGCATCACGGAGCCGACCGATCCACCGTTCGACCTTGAGGTCGGCGACTTGTGGATCGATACCACGCCGGCATGAGCCTCGCAGGGACTGTCTACGTGTGGGATGGCGCCGACTGGGTGCTGACCGTCGGCTCCGGCGACGGCGGTGGCGGCCCACCGACCGGCGGCCCCGAGGACGGCGGGTACGGCGACGAGCCCGAGCAGATCAACAAGTACCTGTTCACGGGCGGCACCACCACCGGCTGGGACGTGGTTGAGACCTGGAGCAACATCGCGGACTACCAACGGGCGGTCGGCTCCGGCTCCGGCTTCACGGTCATGGAGCGCGCCCAGGACGCCGCCTGCGTCTACGCCGAGACGGACGTCTACATGAACCACACCAGCACCGAGTGGGTCTGCCTCCGGATCAACCACCCCAACGGGTCCTCGATCGCGTCGTCCAACGCCGACGGCATCCTCATGCGCGGCAACGGCGAAATCCTGATCCCCTGGTCGGGCGGCTCCGACGCCTCGCTCGGCGCCGGGCACCTCTCGGGCAACGCCCCTCAGACCACGACTGACCGGGTGGCGCTCGGCATCCACGACGTCGGCGGTGGCATCGTCCAGGCGTACGTCAACCGGGTGCTCCGCCGCACCTACACGGGCTGCACGAACCGCACCGTCGACCAAATCGCCATCGGCGTCTGGAACGGTGGCGACGGCCGCTTCCATCAGGTGCGTGAATACAACGCGCTTCCCTTCTAGACTGAGGCGGCCTACCCGAGGAGCATCGTGTTCACTGAAATCCAGGACTTCACACCGCAGAACCAAGCGGGCGCGAAGTGTACGTTCTGCGGGCAGCACGCCCGCGACATGGAGGACGGCCGGCGCGCGCGCACGTTCCGCACCCCGACCCACATCCACATGGAGGGCTGGATCGAGGTCTGCGAGCGCTGCATCCGGGAGCTGGCCGTCAAGATCGGCATGATCCCGGTCGCCGAGGCCGAGGAGCTGGAGGCCATGCACGAGCACGAGGCCGAGCGCGCCGAGAAGCTCCTGCACGACCTGGAGGACTGTCGCGCCTCGGTGCGCAGCCTGGCCGCCGAGGTCGGGCGCAAGGAAGACGACCGCGCCGCCGAGCTGGACCGCACCTACAAGCGCGGCTACGAAGAGGGCAAGACCGAGACCGAACTGGCCCTCGCCGATGCGTAAGGGTCAGATCATCGAGCAGCTCCTCCTCGCCCTGGCGGACGAGCGCGAGGAGCGGAAGCTCCTCATCAACGCCCTGATGTCCAAGAACAGCGGGGACTTCCTCGCCCGCCAGCAGGCCACGGCGCCCAAGCCGGTGATGCCGCTCTCGTCCGTCCCCGATGAGGTGCTCAAGGAGAAGCCGCGCGCAATGGGCATCTAGGGTATAGGCTAAAGACATGGCCTACCTAGACCCCGAGAAAGCACGCGAGGCGCGCAAGCGCTACGCCAAGACGGAGAAGGGCCGGGCCGCCCAGCGCCGGTACAACCAGCGCCGCAAGGAGCGCCAGGCGCAGCTCGTCAGCCAGGCCAACGCGCGCCGGCGTGCTCGCGCGATCGAGGCCCTCGGAGGTGCGTGCACCGAGTGCGGGACCTGTGAGGAGCTGCGCATCCACCACACGCACGGCGGGGGTACCGAGGACCGCCGGCGCCGGTCGATGTCCACGATCCTGCTCGCGATCATCGACGGCGAGCCGGGGTTCGAGCTGCTCTGCGAGCCTCACCACCGGCAACACCACCACGGTCCGCTAACCTAACGACGTGGCATCAGACAAGCGGCAGGGCCCTCAAGACGAGCAGACTGCCCATGACGCAAATCCCGAGCGACCGTTCGACGCTGGGAAGGTCCGTGCCCTGTACGAGGATGCAATTCGGTACCAGCGGAAGGCCGCGCAGGAGTATTATTTGAACCACGCGTTCCTGGAGGGCCATCAATGGCTCTGGTTCGACACGCACACCCGCTCGATCGCCGAGCTGCCCCGTGACGACGATCGCGTCCAGGCCACCATGAACCGGCTGGCCCACAGCACGCGGTCCATAATGAGTAAGTATACTCAAAGGGAGCTGTCCTTCGAGGTGATGCCCGACGCCGGCACCGACGCCGCCATGACCGGCGCCAAGATCGCCGAGGCCGTGGTCGAGGGCGTCCGCAAGAGCCACGACTGGGAGGCCAAGCGCGAGATTCTCGGGCGCGCGGCTTGGAAGGGCGGCACCTCCGTCATCGCCGTGGACTGGGACATCAACGCCGGCATGCCGCTGTTCGACGGCGGGCTCACCGCCGACGACCCCGAGCAGGTCGCGGCCATCACCTACGAGGGCGACAGCGTGGAGACCGTGCTCTCGATCGCCGAGGTCGCGTTCCAGCCCGGCGTCAAGAACGCCGAGACCGCGACGTGGTGGATCAAGGCCCAGGCCCTCCCGCCCTCGGACGTCAAGGGCATGTTCAGCCTCGACAAGCTCCCGCCCGCCGACGCCACCGCGGGGCTGACCCCGTTCCAGACGAAGCTCATGGCCTCGCATCACGCCGAGGGCAGCGAAGAGCAGCCGGACCTCACGCTCGTGCTCACCTACTACGAGCGCCCGAACCCCTCGAACAAGGAGGGCCGGGTCGCTGTCGTCGTCAACAACAAGTTCGTGGAGGGCTCGAACAAGCCGTGGCCCTTCCCCTGGACCGACCGCCTGAACTTCGCGGTCCACCGGGAGACCCCGAGCGAGACCACCTCGCTCGGCACCACGATCCTGAGCCAGTCGCGCTACTCCCAGGTCGCCTTCAACCACGCCTGGTCGAACTACCTGGAGCACCTCAAGAACGCCGGCAACGCGCGTCTGATGATCGACGCCGCGAGCCTCGACCTCATCGACTCGCTTACCGACCTCCCCGGCGAAATCATCCCCGTGCCCACGGGGATCGAGCGCCCCGCCTGGCTCCAGCCGGCGCCCATCGCCGACGCCCTGATCCGCCTGATCGAGGAGTTGCGCAACGAGATTGACGACCAGCTCGGCATCCACGACGTCTCGCGCGGTACCGCCCCCGTCAACATCGAGTCGGGCTACGGGCTCTCGATCCTCGCCGAGCAGGACAACAGCCCCGTCGGTCGCATGGTCAAGGACAGCGCGCAGGCGTGGGAGAAGATCGCGAGCATGGTCCTCAAGCTCTACGAGGACAACACGCAGCACAACCGGACCACGACCGTGAAGCAGGACCGGTACGGGCCCAAGACGGTCGAGTGGTCCGGCGACAGCTTCGCCGGCCAGACCGACGTGTCGATCCCGCTCGACGCCATCCTCCCGCGCAGCCGCGCGGCGCAGATGGCCGTGGCCGAGAAGTTCGTGCAGATGGGCCTCGTGCAGGACATCGAGACCGCGGCCATGATGGCCGAGCTGCCGGGCCAGAAGGACCTGATCGCGGCCGTCAACCCCGACCTGAACCGCGCGCGCAACGAGAACTTCAAGCTGAGCCAGGGCCGGCCGGCCCTGATCGCCCCGTTCGACAACGACGAGGTGCACATCCGGGCCCACGAGTCCGAGATGAAGAACATGGAGTGGGACGACGCCCCGCAGGAAATCAAGGATATGTTCCTCCAGCACGTTCAGCAGCACCTCATGCAGGCGGCCGAGAAGTCGGGCAAGGCGCAGGCCAAGGCCCAGGTCTCCCCCGTCCTGGCCGCCTCGCCGGACATCTCCGGCGTCCCGACGATCCCCGCCGAGGCTCTGCCCCAGGGCTCGATGGTCGACGCGGGCCCGCTGGCGAGCGCGCCCTCGCCGGCCGACCCCGGCGTCGCGCCCCCCGACGAGGGCATGGGCCCCGACGAGGGCCTGGGCATAGGCGCCGGCCCGCAGCCGCCGCAGCCCTCGCAGGCCCCTGGCGCGATGGCGATGCCCCCGCAGTAGCATGATTCCACTACCCCTACCCGAGAGGACTACCCCGTGAGCATGACCGAGCCGGCAGCCGAGGCTGCCGACACCCCCGAGGGCAGCAATGCCCTGTCGTGGCCGACCGCCGACGACATCGGCGCCGAGGAGGCCGAGACCAGTGAGCCAGAGGCCACCGAGCCCGAAGCCGCTGACGAGCCCACCGAGGAGACCACCGAGGAGGCTCCCACCGAGGAGACCACCGAGGAGCCCCCGGCCGTCGAGACCTTCGACCGGCCATACGTGGAGAAGCTCCGTGAGGAGGCCGCCGAGTACCGGGTCCGGGCCAAGGAGTTCAACGAGGCGTTCGAGGGCTACGACGACGACACGCGCGCGAAGTTCCTCGACATGGCGCGCGGGCTCAACGACGAGTCCCGGCACGTCGAGGTCGCCAACGAGTTCGTCGCCATCGGCAAGCGGGTGCTGGAGGCATACGGCGTCGATGTCAGCAACCTCGGCGAGGTGGACCCGAACCGGCCGCTGACGCTCAAGGAGCTGGAGGCCCGCGAGGCGAAGCAGGCCGAGGACCGCGCGGCCCAGGAGTCGATCGCCCGGATCGCCAAGGAGGTCGAGGAGCTGGGCTACGCCGCGGGCTCCCCGGACCACTACGCCCTCCTGCGCGTCGCGCACGACGATCCCGACGGGGACCTCAAGAAGGCCCACGAGCGGCTCCAGGCCAGCACCGTCGAGAAGGCCAAGGCGCTCCTCGCGAGCGACGACGGCGCCGAGCTGCGCAAGGGCGTCATCGAGGAGTTCATCAAGGCCGTGAAGGAGAAGCAGGCCACCCACCTGCCGACCACGCCGGCCACCGGCGTCGCGCCGGCCGACCCCGGCGACGAGCCCGTCACCGACTTCTCCCAGACCCGCGAGCGCATGGATCAGTGGCTCGCGGACCGAGAGGCGTAGACCTCCTCGCTACCTGGAGGACCGGAGCCCCCGTGCAAGTGAACCTTGTGCGGGGGCTCTTCAACGTCCGAGGTTGCATCCTTGTTCCCGAGTGGGCAAGATAGATAGCGCGAAGCCAGAACGAGGGCCTGGAGCCCTCAAGAGCAGGAGTCCTGGAGACGAAGCTCACGCGGCAGCAGCACCCCGCAGTCTCCATACGAGCACGGCAATCCCGCCGCGCTCCTCCTCTGCTCATGAAAGGGCAAACCAGTGGCAATCACCGGCCTCAACCTGTCGGCAGCGTCCGCCGCGCTCAAGGACGTGTACCTCCCGGTCGTTCGCGACCAGCTCAACCGCTCGAACTGGCTCCTCAGCCAGATCGAGAAGAACACCACGGACTTCGAGGGCAACCGCGCCGTCCTGTCCCTGCACGTCGGTCGCAACACCGGCATCGGCTTCCGCGCTGACGGCGCGGACCTCCCGACCGCCGGCAAGCAGGCCCGTACGACCTCCTACGTGAGCATGCGCTACTCGTACGGTCGCATCGAGGTCACCGGCCCGACCATCAAGACGATGAAGTCCAACAAGGGCAGCTTCGTCCGCGCGGTCGACTCCGAGATGAAGGGCGTGGTCAACGACCTCAAGCGGGACTGGTCCCGCGTGCTCTTCGGCACCGGCGATGGCGTCATCACCGCCACCGGCGTCACCTCGGCCAGCACGACCGTCACGGTCCCCCTGGCCTCCGACGCTGCGCTGCGCTCGCTCGAAGAGGGTGCGGTCATCGACATCGGTACGGTCGCTTCGCCGACCGCCATCGCGTCGGCCCGCACCGTGGTCTCCGTCGACAAGGCGGCCAAGACCCTCGTCATCTCCGGCGCGGCCGTCACCACGGCCACGACCGACCGCATCTTCCGGTCGGGCTCCGGCGGTGAGGGCATCGAGGCCGTCGGCCTCCAGGACATCGTGTCCCAGGCCGACGACAACTTCCAGGGCGTCGACACGGGGAACTACCCCCTGTGGCGTGCCGGCTCGGTCGTGGACGCCAACCAGGCGACCCTGACCGACACCCTCCTGGAGGAGTCGCTGGACGAAATCGATGTGGTCTCGGGCGAGTTCCCGGACATCATCGTGACCACCCACGGCGTCATCCGCAACTACGCGGCTTCCCTCAAGGACAACAAGCGGTTCACCAACACCGTGTCCCTCAAGGGCGGCTTCAAGGCGGTGTCGATCGACACCCCCGCGGGTGCGATCAACCTGATGCGGGACCGCGACGTCCCCAACGGGTTCGCCTTCATCCTCAACACCAGCCACCTCAGCCTCTTCGTGCTGAGCGACTGGGAGTGGATGGACGATGACGGTGCCATCCTCAGCCGGGTGAGCAACAAGGACGCCTACGAGGCGACCTTCTACAAGTACGCCAACCTGGCGACGGATCAGCGCAACACCCACGGGCTGATCTACGACCTGGCCGACTGATCCTCGGTCACCCCATCGCTCGGGTAGGGGCGAAACGAGAGGAGCCCCCGGTACGCCGGGGGCTCTTCACGTTATGCTGTACGGGTGCCTGATTTCGTCCTACCCGAGACCACCCGATGGGGCGCGCGCCGCTTCATCGATCCCGCCATCCACGAGGTGCTCAAGCTCGTGCAGGAGGGCGACGCGACCGTAGGCTGGACCGGTGACAGCCGCCTCGGCTTCTACATGGACACCGACGGGCCCTACGCAGGGCGATGGGCGCTAGTCCGGTTCCCCGAGGACGGCAGCCCCGAGCGAATCATCGCTCGGGCCAAGCCCGGCGTGGACATCCGTACCCTTCCGGCACACCTGGCCTACCACGACACGCGCCGAAGGGGCGCCCTCGCCGACCTGGAGGCCGAGGCGGCGAAGGCCGAGAAGGCGACGGCTGACGCCGAGCGGGAGAACATCGGCGAGGCCGTGGACACCTGGCTCTCGCGGGCGACCAGGCACGCCGGCCCAGCTCCGCAGCGTGCGAGCTAGGCTGTCTCCGTGAGTCAAACGCTGGCAGACGTGTGGGACGCAGCCCTTCTGCGGCTGGGCCTCCCCGAGGATGACGGCTACTGGTCGCAGGAGTTCAAGCGCCTGGCGGTGTCGACCTCCCAGCGCGAGGTGGCGTCGCGCGTCGACTGGCCCGAGCTGGCCGTCGAGACCACGTTCACCGTGTCGGGCGACCCGCCCTACGACCTGCCCGCGGATGAGAACTTCCTGCGCCTCCAGTGGGTGTCGGTCGATGGCACCGGCGGCGCGCTCCTGATCCCCAAGCAGCGGCGCGACACGCTCATGTACGACGAGACCGAGCCCTCCGAGGCCGGCTCCCGCTACTACAGCCTCGTGTCCGATGGGGTCGGGCAGCTCGCCCTCTGGATCAGCCCTCGGCCGGCCGACGACGAGGTGGTCCGCCTCGCCTACATGCGCAAGCCGGCCGCGATCAACAACGACACCGACGAGTTGCAGGTCGCCGACCACATGGTCGAGGCCATCGTGCTCCGCACCATGTACCACGCCGCGATCCGCAAGGGCGACCTCGACCGCGCGCGCGAGGTGAGCGGCGAGTTCGAGCAGCAGATGAAGACCCTGAACGACGAGGTGCTCACGAGTCGGGGCCCGCTGCGCCCACGGGTGCGCCAGGACGGCATCTGATGCCGCAGCAGAACAAGCCCCACGATCGCGTGGTCTACGAGGACTTCTCCCTCGGGGACTACGGGGTCCAGCACCCGCGCCAGGCCAAGACGGGCTCCTTCCACGGCATCAACGTGGTGAAGTACCGGGACGGCACGCTCGGCCCCCGCAACGGGCTCGTGCTCCAGCCGCTCTCGGGCAGCGGCTACGTCAACGGCGCGCTCAACATGCTCTACTTCGGCGTCGAGCACGAGCTGGCGACGCCCCGGATGGTCTACGGCCAGGACGTGACGCCCCGCTGGTTCGAGGTCGAGGACATGACCTCGCAGAACCCCGGCCACTTCACCGGGCCCTCGGGCACCCCGGACCCGTTCGTCTTCGGCTCCGAGCCGAGCAACGGCAAGGTCGCCGTGCTGGAGCGCCTCGGGTTCAATATGTTCTGGTCGCCCCTGGCCGACAACACCTACCTCGTGGACGCTCTGTCCGACGAGGTGACCACCCTGTCGGGCACCAACCAGTCCTTCGGCGCTCACGACATCATCGAGTACCTCGATCAGGTCTACCTCGTGGGCATCGGTGACGGCGCCTCGGGCCGCGGGCATAAGGTGGTCTACTCGGACCACGCGGACCCGACGACCTGGCCGGACGAGAACATCTTTCTCGTCGGCTACGCCTGGGTCCTGAGCCACGGGCTCCGCATGCTCAACGGGCTCATCATGACGTCGCAGGACGAGCGCTGGTACCTGCTCCAGGGCACGCCCGAGGAGGGCTCCCTGCGGAACGTGGCCTCGGGCCGGGGCCCCGCGCTCAACAGCCACAACGGCGTGCTGGTCTACAAGGACCGCGCGTACTACATCGCCACCGGCGCGCCGGGCGGCGCCTACCCCTGTACCTTCGACGGGCAGGACAACGACACGACCAGCCTCGCTCACCTCCGAGGGCACCTCGACGGTGGCGAGAACATCGGCGCGCTGCTCTGCGAGGCCGATGGCGACATGCTCTTCGTGGACGACGATGCCAACGCTCTGTGGTTCCACGAGGGAGTGTGGACCCGTCACGACTACGAGCTGGCCGTCGGCGAGTGGTGCTCCTCGTATGACGACCAGAAGTTCTACCTGACGGTCGACGGCGACGACACGCACAAGCCGGCCTTCTACCGCTCGATGTTCAACCTCGACCGGCCGCCGATCAAGGACAGCCTGTGGGAGTCGCCCGGTGACGGCAGCGACACGCCGGTCGACGCCTGGGTCGAATTCCCCGAGCTGTGGCAGCCGGACGGCTCGACCATGCGCCCCATGACCGTGACCGTCGAGTTCACCAGCTACGACCAGAACGTGACCGCCGTGCCGAACCTCGGCCTGGAGGTCGACGTGATCGACCGGTTCAGCCAGTTCGGCGGGGAGCTGTCGACGCAGACCATCACCGCGCCGGCGTGGAACGAGACCACGGCCGAGGTCGCGATCGCGAGCACGGAGGACGGCGTGCGCCGGCGCCACATCTTCCGCCTCCCCGTGGCCCACTTCGGTGCCGCCCTCCAGGTCCGGCTGACGGACATCGTGGGTGTGAAGATCGAGCGCGTCGTGCTTGACTTCGAGCTTGCGGAGCAGCTCGACCGTGCCTAGAGACCTGTGCTTCGAGTACCGCGCCCGCCAGAAGGACATCCCGTGGGAGGACCCGGTGGCCGCGCGCCGCATCCTGGAGCAGCGCGACCGTGAGCTGGAGGACTTCCTGACCGAGCTGTGCAACCGCTCCGGCGGCAGCTCGGAGGCCGGCGCCCGCTTCCAGGTGAACGCCGGCGACAACGACTTCACCGGCTCCCTCCAGGCGATCAACTGGGACCCCGGCCCCGTGGCCTGGTCGCTCGACTACGACACGTTCTTCGAGGTCGAGAGCGGCAACAAGGACCGCGCCCTCATCCACACGCCCGGCTTCTATACGGCCACCGCCACGATCTACACCCCGCAGGGCGACACCATGTGGGGCCGGGGTATCGCCATCACAGCCGACGCCGGCGGCGAGTCCGGGTTCAGCTACGGCGTGGCCGGCGAGACGATCGTCAGTGGCGCCGAGTCCTCGATCACCGTGTTCTCCTCATTCGCGATGGAGGCGGGCGACTACTTCCGGTTCCAGGTCGAGGGCGTGGCCGCCGACACGTTCGAGGCGTTCCTGACCATCGAGTACGTGGCCCCCTACGGGGGCACGTTCGTCGCTTCGTGCGCGTGATCCACCGGGCGTGGGAGGGCGAGAAGCCCGGTTGGGTCCGGTGGACCGAGCGTGCGGTAGCTACCGTACACCGGGCACCCGTGCGCACCGTGGCCCTGTGCCCGCTCCTGCCGGGCTCAACACCCGCGCGCCGGTCCAACATCCACCGGCTGGAGGTGCTGCTCCTGGAGGGCGGGCTGTGGCTCGACTGCGACCTCGTGCCCCTGGCGAACCTGCTGACCCTGCACGACGAGCCCTGGATGGGGTACCAGAACGGGAAGCTCCGGCCAGGGATCGCCTTCTTCCCCGAGGGCAATCATCCCCTCGTGGCCGAGGCCCTCGACCGCGCGATCGAGTCCCCGGACCGGCCCCTGGCCGACCACATCGCTGCCTGCAAGCCGAGCTTCGTGCGCCCCGAGCCCCGTGTCCTGCCCCATGACTCGGAAGGAAACTGGGTCCTCAGGAATGGAATGGAACCCCTCGCTGTTCACCTATGGTTCTCATCGAGCCGGCTCGGGCTAGGCTAGGCGCCGTGCCTATCAACCTCGATCCTGTCGCTTCGCAGGACCCCGAGTACCTCGCCTTCATGCGTGGAGCCGGGTACAGCGAGGCCGAGGTGCTCGCTGAGCTTGCCCGCAAGCAGGGCTCCCTCCAGCGCCAGTTGGAGCGCAGCGCCCCCCGCTTCGCCGACGAGCTGCGCACCGCCGAGCAGGGCGTCGAGCAGGACTTCACCAACCGGGGCCTCTACCGCTCCGGCGCGCGCATGTCCAAGCAGGTCGACGTCGGCAACGTGGTCCGCCGGAACGAGCAGGAGTTCCGGTTCGGCATCGCCGACCAGCAGGGCGACATGAACAGCGCCGCCATGCGCGACCTCGCTGACCAGCGCCGGCAGGCCGCCGACTACGCGCTCCGCTCCCGGCAGCTCATCGCCGAGGAGAACGCCAACAACCAGCCCGCCAACATGCCCACGAGCCACAACCTCGGCCCCGAGCCGGGCGGCGGTGGTGGTGGCTACCCCGGAGCCCCCAAGCCCCCACAGCGCACCAACCAGCAGAACCGGACCTACAACGCGTTCCGCCGGCGCGCCCTCGGCGGTAAGGTCAGCCCGACCAGCACACGCGGACCGAGCGCGTACTGATGGCCGCCCCCCTCAACGCCTTCACCGGGGTCAACGCCTCGACCGACGCGCAGAAGGCTGCGCTCGGCTCCCTCATCGCGCAGATGGGTACGGCCGGCGCCGAGTCCTTCAAGGCCGAGCAGGCCGTCCAGCAGGAGGTCGCCAAGGCCGGCGCCGCCGGCGTCGTGCAGTCGAACCCCGGCATCGGCCAGCCCAACATGGCGAGCGCCGTCGGCCCCGGCGGGCTGACCCAGGCCCTCGCCGCCCGCGCGGCCGCCCCAGGCCAGCTCGGCGCGGCGCAGATGGGGCAGGCCGGCACCGAGTTCAGCAAGTACGCCGGGCTCATCGGCAACGCCAACAGCAACTACATGGATCAGGTCAAGGGCGCCGTGCCGGTCGTCCAGGCACGCGCCAACGCCGAGGTCCAGAAGATTCAGGCCGAGCTGGCCGCGCGCCGCGAGGAGCGCCAGGCCGAGCTGAACGAGAAGGAAGAGGACCGCCGCTGGCAGACTCACCAGCGGGCCTTGCAGGACCGCGACTGGTGGATCGGTGAGCGGGACCGTCAGCTCGCCGAGAAGAAGGAGAAGGACGGCGGGATCGAGGCGTACAGCGCCGAGAAGGTCGGCGACGAGCTGCGCTGGTCGGACAAGAAGGTCAAGCAGATCACGCGCTCGGATGTCTACAACGACGTCTACCCGGCGGCGCGCGCACGCCTCGCGAACCTTGGCCCCAACGCCGACCGTGCGATGATCGAGGGCATGGTGCAGGACATCATGAACACGCCCAACGAGGACAACGTGGTCTACGGCAACCGCCCCGACATCAAGCTCATGATGGTCAACCAGCTCATGGGTCTGGTGCAGAAGCCGATCGAGGGCTACCAGCGGGGCGGCGGCGGCGGCGGCGGCGGCGGCGGCGGCGGCGGTGGCGGCGGCGGCAAGCCGGCTCCTCCCCCGCTGGGAGGCCACGAGCGCGGCTACTTCATCCGGCAGCCCGAGGAGAGCTGGCCGTCGCGCGTCGCCAACTCTGCTGGTGCCGGCATGCCCCACGGCGACCGCTCCAAGAACGCGAGCGCCAGCTTTGAAGACATCCGCCACGCTCCCGAGAGCACCCTGTGGGACATCATCGAGGAGGGCAACTCCGGCGGATCGAACTACATCCTCGCCATGCTGGAGTTGAAGCGCCGCGGCGTCATCGATGAGGGCGGCACCGGCCGTGGCAGCGGCTTCCTCCCCGGCCAGTAGCCTGTAAAGCGTGGCACCCCCGTCCTCGTTCTTCGGCACGTCCTCCTCCAGCAGCGGTGGCGGCGGGGCCAGCAGCTTCTTCACGGCCGGCAACGCCGGGGCGAGCAACGCCTACAGCACGCCCTACAACGCGCCGGCCACCGACGAGTCGACCGCGATCAAGCAGCAGCTCGCCGCCGTCGCGCGCCTCGCCAACAGCAACCGCGAGGAAGACAAGGAGATGGCGCGCAAGTACCTGGAGGACAACCAGCAGCTCTACACGGACGACGAGCTGGCCGAGTACGGGCTCCAGAAGCCCGGCCACGACGACCGGTCCCTGTGGGAGAAGGCCAAGGGCTCGGCGATGGGTGCCGTCCAGGGCGCGATGGGCGTCATCAGCCGCCCCCAGCAGTTCATGGCCCACGCCCTGAACACCCTCGGCACCGGCGTGGCCGGCGCCGTCGAGGTCGCCCAGGGCGACGTGAAGGCCGGCGACTTCTTCGGCGGCATGAAGGAGATGACCGAGGACACCTTCGGCTCGCTCGCCGACATCAAGGGCAAGAACGACATCAACACCCGCGAGATGCTGAACCTCGACAAGGGCGCCGGCGGCTCCGGCTGGGTCGGCGACTACCTCATCGGCGGGCTCGACATGGCCGGCATGATCGCCACCGACCCCCTCTCGTGGATGGGTGCCGGCGGCACCGCCGGCGCTCGTGCCGCGGGCATGAAGACGGTGGAGCGGGCTGCGTCCCAGGGGCTCGTGCGGGCCGAGCTGCCCCAGCTCCTGCGCGCCGAGGGCCGCCAGGCGGTCACGGCTGCCGAGGAGAAGGTGCTCCGTGACCTCGCACGCCAGACGGCCGAAGAGGCTGGGGCCGGCACGCGCGGCCGCCTCGCCACCTGGGCCCTCCGGGGCGACCAGAAGACGGGCGGGGTATTTACCCGCTGGAAGGAGGGCGCCATCCACGACGTCGCCACCGGGGCCAAGGAGCAGGGCCGGCTCAGCTCGCGCTACTGGTCGCCCACGGGGCTCGTGGACGAGAGCGGCAAGGCCCTGTCCGGCGGCGCCCGCATCGGCGAGAAGAACATCGACGCCATCCTCGCGGGTGGTCAGCGCGGCTTCAAGTTTGGCGGCCAGACCCTCGTCGGGGCCGACAAGTACCGGGGCCCACTGGAGGCTCGCGGCATCCTCAACAGCCGGCCCCTCGTGGAGAACACCGCCAAGACGGCGGCCGAGGTCAGCCATGCCGACACGCTCACGCAGATGGAGAAGCTCCAGCAGCGGATGGCCGAGGTCGAGGAGAGCAAGACCGCGTGGGCGTCGAAGTCCAGCGAGCGCCTGCCCGGCGCCGAGGAGGAGCTGGCCCGCCTCACCGAGGAGTACCAGGGGCTCGCCGCCAAGCTCATCGACGCCGACCCCGAGGTCTACAACCCGGCGCAGATGGTGGACAACCCTGAACTGGCGAAGGCCAGCCAGGAGCAGATGCGCCACGAGCACAAGCTCAAGCAGATCGAGGCCGAGCAGGCCAAGCTGGACGAGGCCGACAAGGCTGTCGACGCACAGCGCGCCGACCTCCAGAAGCAGATCGAGAACCTCCAGGCGACGCGCGAGAACCTCTACGCCGACCCCAAGTTCAACGCCTCCGGCCCTCGGGTCCTGGAGGATGCGAGCGCCAACCTCGAAGCGCAGATGGACAACCTGCGCAACCAGCTCGATGAGCTGGACGCCAACGACGACTACGCCGACCGGATGGCCGACCTGTCCGAGCAGTACGAGCAGACCGCTCGCCTGGCCGACGAGGCCGCCACCACGCCGAAGAAGGTGTACCAGGAGGGTTCGATGTCCCCGAACCCCGAGCTGGACGTGCGCGCCAAGATTCCGGCCGAGCCCGAGGTCGAGGCCGAATTCTTCCCCGGCGAGCCCGTCAACCCCGACGCCAAGAACATCACCGCCCAGGCGCCCAGCGGCCGGCCGCTCGGCACCGTCGACTACTACGTGGACGACAACGGTGTCGTGCAGATCGACAGCATCCGGGTCATCGGCGAGCGCAAGGGCGTCGGTCGACGGCTCATCGCCGAGGTCGAGAAGGCCACCGGCCAGCCCGCCGGAAAGTTCGGTCCGGGGGATCAGGTCGAGGAGGGCGCCGAAGGATTCTGGAAGGCCGTCACCGGGCAGGACGTGGACCCTGTGACCCGCCAGCCGATCCCCGGCAAGGGCCCGGACCCCTTCATGGAGGGCGACAAGCCGTTCTTCCACGGGACCCCCGACGGGTTCGACGGCGAGCTGCGCGGTGGAATTGACGACCCGAACACGCTCGGGTTCGACAACGACGCCGGCCCCGGAATCTACACGGCCGACCAGGAGGGAGTCGCCAACGAATTCTCCCGGCTCATGGGGGACCGGGCCACGAACCCGCAGACCAACACCGTCCACTGGAAGGGCGACCACCCGCCGCAGTTCCTCGACATGCGCGCCGGGCCCGAGACCATCCCCGAGGATGCGATCGCGCACCTGCGCCAGTGGTTCGCGGCCCGCGGCGCGGAGCTGCCCCCGTTCGAGGAGGGCCGCTTCGCCGGCGCCAACGAGGGCACCGCCTTCGACTGGTTCCAGTCGGTCAAGCGCGAGGCGCGCACGCTCGCCGGCGACGACGCCGAGCAGCTTGACGAGCTGGCTCGCGGGTTCAGCAAGAAGATCGAGGACGCCGGATTCGACGGCATCGAGCACGAGGGTCTCGCCGTCGCTATGGGCGACGAGTCGAACACGCACCGCATCATCTTCCGCTCGGAGAACATCGAGAGCCGTCCCGCCTACAAGCGGGCGATGGACAAGAGCCCCGAGGCGAAGGCCCCGCCTAAGCCCAAGGCTCCCAAGGCGCCCAAGGGCCCGCAGCCCCAGAAGATTTCGGTGCAGATGCGCGGCGGCTCCGGCTGGGACGCGCGCCGGTTCCAGCTCGAAGCTGAGCTGCCCCCCGTCCCCGAGGGCCACACGCGTATCTTCAAGTCCGCCTCGGGCGGCGGCGCCGACGGCCGTGGCTACTGGGCCGAGGAGCCCCTCGGTGGATACGGCGACGAGCTGTATTACTCCGACGTGCCGACCGACGACCTGGCCCAGTACCGCGGTTCCGAGAACGGGGCCGAGGGCCAGTACGTCTTCGCGGGCGACAACCGTGCGCCCAACCCCAAGCGGATCAAGCCCGGCGACAACACGGGCGCCACCTCGCCCGCCGCCAAGGTGCTCGGCCCCGCCAAGGAGGCCGCCCCGCCTGCGGCCGCGCCTGCCGGCGCTCCCGCCCCCGCCACCAAGCCCACGCCCGCCACCCGCAAGAGCCTCGCCGCCCAGACCCAAGAGGCCGAGCGCGCCATGCTCAAGGCCGAGCGCGAGGTCAAGCGCCTCCGTGAGAAGGTCGGGGTCACCGCCGAGAAGGTGACCGCGCGCGCCGAGGCCAAGGCCAAGCGGCTCGCCGCCCGCCACGCCGAGCTGGAGGCCAAGGCCGCCAAGCTTGGGGACCGCATCCCCAAGATGCCCGCGCAGGTCGAGGACTTCATCCCCTCGAAGATTCCCGGCGCGACCAAGGCCCAGACCGTGCTCCGGCGCGCGTTCGTCACCGGCTCGCGCACCGCCGACGAGCACGGGTCGCGCGCCGCCCAGGCCATCAAGAACCTGCGCGAGATGGCGC